GCACTACTGAACCCCCGGGCGCACTGGGTGCGCACTACTGAACCCCCGGGCGCACTGGGTGCGCACTACTGAACCCCCGGGCGCACTGGGTGCGCACTACTGAACCCCCGGGCGCACTGGGTGCGCACTGGGTGCGCACTACTGAACCCCCGGGCGCACTGGGTGCGCACTACTGAACCCCCGGGCTAGGGATGGTGAGAGGCCATACAACGGGTTTGCCTACAATGCGTGCTGGCCAACTTATAACAACCCCATCGACCCCACACTACTGATAGCAATTGGAACCGGGGGCGATGTAGCCAACGCCACAGAAGGCTGGGCGATGCAAATTGCGTCTCAAAAAGGACATAGCCCCCGGGCGCACTATGGTCAAGCGTGGCCCGCAGCAATACGGCGAGCTCATTCTCGGTATCGTTCAGAATAGGCGACACCGTGAAACCTAGCACCGCATCGGAATGGCGCAGCAACCAACCTAGGTTCTTGACCTCGCGGCATGAGCCATCGGGCCTTATGATCTTAGACATCGCAGTACCTCTTACAGTCTCTTACAGTCTCTTACAGTCTCTTACAGTCTCTTACAGTCTCTTACAGTCTCTTACAGTCTCTTACAGTCTCTTACAAACTAAACCACCCGCGCCAATCTCTCGGCGCAGGTGGTAGGGTAAAGGCTAAGCCGGGATACTGGCGGGAATGTCCCAATCATAGAATGCGCAGAACGCTCTAATCTCACGCCATGGGATGCTATGGCAACCGATGATAAACTCTTCGCGGGTGACCCGGATACGGCTATAACCGCCGATTGATTCGTCACTCTTTAGGTCATTGGTTACACCCTCGGACCCCTCAGATTCGGCAAGCCGAGTAAGCAAACGATCGGCAAGCCGTAGCCCGGTTCTAGCCTCTTCGGTGGGAATACGCGCACCTATTGAGGTTTCAATATCGCCCCCGCATTGCGTAATTCGTAGCGCCGGGTAGGCAAGATCGCGCATTCGCAATATGCTATGTGTAGCTGGATTGGTTTCTGTGATTCGGGCACCTCTGCGCCATGCTGGCAACGCATTAGCCTCTACCAATTTGGATAGCTCGGTAGCTCGGGCGATGCGTTCGGCTTCAATCTTAGCCCTAGCGGCCTGTTGGGCCTTTACCCTGCGAACATAGGCCACGGTGACCTTAGCATAGCGGGCCTTTACCTCATCTAGGCCAACAATTGAAACACTATCGACGCTTAGCCGTAGCTTGAATAGTGCATGCAGTTCGCGCCATTCGGCCAACACTGTAGCAGCCTGATCCATGCTTGCCTGTCGGGTAGCTGCGCGAATGCGCGGCCTACCTGCATCAATAATCCACTCATCTATCCTATCCTGATAGTTATTAGCAAGAGGCTTAGACGATCCTCTACGGTTTGTGATAATATCCCATAAATTAGTATTATACCTATCCCGGGGGTGTAGTCTAAATATATGATCGGCTACACCGCTTATAGCTTGGCGCACTTCAGCTTGATGATTACCTGTGGATACTGAATAGTTCCATGGATTGACTAGCACGACCACTATGCCAGAGCGGAGGGCTATACGCTGCGCCATAGGAAAGTGATACCCATAACTATAGATCGTGCCACCCTCGGCAAACACATTGCCGCCCCTGATCTTGCGCGAAGCGGGTAAGCCGTGCGCCCAGAGGTGGGGTATTTCTTTCATAGGGTAAACATTCCGACGGGCAGTTAGGGCAGTTAGGGCAGTGGTTGACATTGCAAATACTCCAATTGTGCAAGGCTACCTACCTTACGGGTGTTCTTATACCTCTATTGCATCATACTCGGCAAGGGCGTGTTCTAGGTGCCCTTGATCGCTTCGTCTTTTATTAGTGGCGATATATCGCCGAAGTTTATATCAAACCCCTCCTCTAAAGCTTCCAAAGCTTCTTTGGCTTCCGAGATTTCTTCGTGGTCTTTTCGGATGCGGTCCGCCGTTGCGATCGAGGCCCATTCGCTTGTTTGCCAGTCTTCGACCAATAGCTCATAAGCAATAGCGGCAACCTCACGCCGATCGGCGCTTGCTGCGACCGCCTCGACCCCGCCACTACCGCTATGGATAATGCACGCCTGTCCTTCGCCCATTCCAGCGAGCGCCTCGGTCGCGCCGTCGGATTCTTCCGCATGAAACTCGGCGAGGTGCTCCGCGGCGCTCGCTGGTGTGTCAAACTCGTCCAGACTCGCGCACCCCGACCTCGTAGCCTGCTCGATTAGGCTATCTATCCCGATCGCGTCGGCGTACTTGGGGCCGTGGTGGCCTTTGCCGCAAATAACGACCCCGCCCTCGTTTTCCAACGCTTCTACCAGCTCATCTTTTCGCTGTGTATTGGTCATTGTGTACTCCTGTTGTGGTTTCGTATACATATGTATATATTACAATACGCTGTCAGATTTAGCCAGTGCCTACCCATGGGCTTGTGGATTTAGCTGTAAATTGTTGATAGATTGCCCACTCAGACAGCCGTCTAAGGTCCAATATGTCTTGCCGCGTCCACCCGGCGTTGTCTTTGGTGGTGTCGGCCAACCGATCGCGCACACCTTCGGCCTGTTCATTGGCCACCACCGCGAACCGTTCCCACTCATCCGGCCCCCACTTAGTGTTAGCGATAGCCTCACCGCAATGGCAGTCAGAACAATTATAGAATAGAACGCCGTCATGGGTGGTACATCCCCAACGCTGGGCATACTCAGCAGGGTGTACGCCGTCGATGCGGCAATATTTGGATGGTTTCATTGTTTGCCCCTATTCCATCATGCCTAGCGGGTCGGCCATGCCTAACACACCTACTAGATATGTTCTTATTGCTTTAGATGCTGAATTGGTGTCATGCCCCACATCATCGGCCCAGATCAATTCCGCGATAGCTTGCATAAGAATACCCTCTGGTATTATAGCATTGTAGCCGCGTACTAAGTCTACGGCTGTCTGTAACTCATTCGTAGCCGGGTCAATCTCAGCTAGGACTTGTGGGGTGGGGTTCGTAGCCGGGTCAATCTCTTGAATGAGTAGCAAGCCCGGCGCGTCACCTTTGAGCCATTTGATCGGTTTCATTCTTTGACCTCTTTCGTAGCTGGGTACGCGATTAGTTCGGCCCCCCTGGCCTTGGCTATGGCCCCTACTTGCTCTACACACTTTAGCATGGTCTACCCCTTTACATTCACGCCATACCATCCGGCGCGGTAGTTTGATTCATTAGCAGCGGGCACATTCGCCATATTCATCGGCTGGCCCTCGGTTGCGTGCCGCTTGCCTAAGTTGTATGCTGCCTTGCTCATGCTTAGACTATACTATACGAACCCAATCAGCACAAGGCAATAAAGGCAAGAATTGTGTAGAATATGATCCGGCGCGTTTCGGGGTCGATTCGTTGCATAGTTATCGGTCCTTAGTAAAGTGCCAGCGGACCCACCGCCCAGAGTGTCAAGTTCCGGGCAGGGGTCAACGCTGGCGGGTTGGGGTCAATCAGTCGTAAATACCGCTAGGGATATCGTCGGAAGTTAGCGGCCATGCTTCATTCAGGATAGCCGGGTCAATTTCGTGCTTGTCGGCAAGCTCGGTAAGTTCACCGCGCCAATCTAGGATCTTGCTGTGGTCGTGGATCTCTTGGATCTCGTTTGCGAACAATCGCAAGGCGTAGAATGTTTCATCGGCCAATTCGTGCAATCCTAGCGATTCCTGAAAGTTAGCCATAACCTCACTGGCGCAGGTATTGGACCCCTCATCCATATCAGAATCGTATGCTGAATCAGGAATACATGCCCCGATGGGGCAAGCAAGCTCGCAATCGTCCATACGATATTTGCATCCGTCCCCCAGCGCTGTTTCGGCGCGTTCATTCTGTTTGTATAGGTGGGCTGCGCATCGTCGGAACATATCTGTGATTGTTTGCGGGAAGGGTTCGGCTGTTGAGTACCTCATATATATATATATACCTCTGTTGTGGTTTACTTACGAATCAGAATAACATCGCGATTGCCAAGGTGGTGGGGGATCGCTGATCGGCCTAGCGGTCGTGCAGGTCGCGGGCGTAGTTGATAGACTGTTTGGCAATAATGTATGGATCTGATTCTGCATTGGGCCAGTCGTTCCAGAACAATTCACAAAGCATATTGGCGGCATGCTCCTCAGTGTCTATCCAACACCCCTCTAGGCTACCAGCCCATCCACCTGAATCACCGGCAATAGCTTCAATCTGGGCGGCTACTCTAGGGATCATAGCTAGCCTGTCTTGTGAATCCTGCCAATCGGGCGAGTAAGCATGGTTCCAGGCTTGCAATTTGGCCCCGACCGATACGCCAAGGGCTACGGCGGTTTCCATAATGGTTTGTGGTTCTGGCATGGGTTCTTATTCCTTCAGTTCATTGGTTGGATTCACCGCTGGGCGTGAATGTTTGTACGCTGATCGGAGGCTACGGCTTGAGCGTTTGCGAACTCGAAAGCCGAGCCGATGATTGCGGCCCCGATCCAACAGATACCAGCGATTGCGATGATGATTGCTATTGTTGTGGTGCGTTTCATTATTGTGCCCTTTCGTTTGGCTTACACCCTTAGTATGCAATTCAATCTGGCAAGGTGCAAGGGTTTCGTAGAGAATAAATGCAAATCGGGTTATCGGAGCAATAGGCCACCGGGGCCATATCTGTAGGTTTCGTACATTGTACCAAGGCGAGGCTGGACGGCTACCGTGCCGCGATGCGGGTCGATTGGGCCCAGCACGCCCCTTAGATTGGGGCAGATCGACCACCCCCGTAGGAAGCTGTCCCATAGATCAATGGCGGCGTTCGCCGTATCGAAATGAATGGGCTCGGTGGGCGGCTCAGGCTTGGCGGGTTTGGTTTCGATGATTCGCCCATTGGGGTGGTGCCAGTGGTCGATACTGATAAAGGTGGGCTTACCCATAGCATGTGCTCCAGTCGCCCAGCAGGGGCGGTAGGGTCAGTATGGTATATGGTGTGTGCTCTGACCACCTACTTAGGGCGGCTATTTGGGGTGGTCTGACAGTGTACCGAGGTGGTAGGTCTATGATAGGTACTCCACCCGAACGGAGCAAACGAAGTAGAGGTAGAGTAGGTAAAGCAGGTACGGTATCTGTTATAGACTCTACCTGTGTAAGAAGCATAAAAACGGAGTACCCTATCAAAGGGCTAAAGAAGGCCGGTAGTAGGCCCCTATAGCCGGTTTACTTCAATCTTTACTTTACTTTACTATAAATAGAGATAATAGATAAAGAAACGCAAAGCGCCCAGCTTACCGCACATACCCTACCATTGGGCGAACATGGGCACTATATTGGCCGACCTGCTGACCAGAGCGCACAAGGTAAAGATTCTGAGTATGCCTATCAGGGGCCAGTTATATACCTAACAAGCTGAAGGCATAAGCAGAAGTGATGAGGACCATAAGCGGCATGTATCCCCTTATCCGCTCTTCGCGCGTGTGCGGCCCTGCAAGGTCCGAGAATGGTAGTTATGTTCAACCCTGTCCCATCGTGGCATGGTTATTGCTATCCAAGGACGCACAACCGAACACATACAGCATATAACCCAAACAGTGACCTAATATAACACTAACAGTGACCTAACAGGGAGGGGGTGTCCGATAAAACGAGCGTCCGATAAGAGACAGACCCCTCCACCCGCATCTGACGCCTCGCATACATGTCTAACAAAATCCTAACAAAATGTACATGTATTCTGGTCTAAGAACCCCGGATTATAGAAATCGGTTCGGGGTACCTAGTCCCCGGCTCGCGCCACCTTGGGCGTAAATGTCGCATCTAGACAGACTCAGGCTGCGGAATCTAATCGACCTAACAACCCCCGTCCGCTCTTGACAGATCACCGACCGTATCCCTACTCTTGGTTGTGCCTGTATCCAATAAGTCAGACACTGCGAAAAATCTGGGGCTTCCCGACCCCACCGGGAACCACGACATCGCTGCGCCGACTGAGATTGGCAAGGCCATCCAGGTTCGTGCGGCCTATGGTCGGGTCGATGTGAAATCGATCACCAAGTACCTCGAATCGCTCGCCTTGATTGGGGTGAAGGTGAAGTCTGCATACACCGCGAATCTGTCGATGTCCTCGATCCAGTCGTTGCGCAAGATGGACCCCGAGTTCGTTGAGGAAGAAGAGCGGGCATTGCAGATGTACATTGCAGATGTGATTGATGAGCCCATTCGGCGTTTCGGCCTAGAGGGCGTGCATAGAATGGCTGTGGACAAGAACGGCGAGGTGCATGAACTTGAACTTCAGATTCAGCCACAATTAGCATTGGCCTATGCTCGAAAGTTTGACAAAGCATACCGCGACAAGCAAGAGATCGATGTAAATCACTCAGGTGGTGTGGTAATAGTCAAGGCTGAGGTGCCTGCGCTGGATCTTGAGGCGTATGCCCGCAAGATGGAGGCCGATAAGCGTGCCGAGATGATAGATACTACTGCAACGCCCTTGCCAGACAAATCCAACCAGGGTACAGTGTCAAAGACATAACCCCTAGCCTGGAGTTTCATTGTGAGTGCAATCATCCATCTGATCGGTCCCTCTTGTTCGGGAAAGTCTACACTTCTGAAACGACTGATCGAAATCGATCCTATCAATGTAGGCGGCGTCAAGGTTGGCGAATATTTCCGCAAGCGGTACGGTGAGGCTAGGTTCAAGGGCCAGGCCGCGCCGCTCGACACCCAGGATGAAGCCTGGCACATGTATACTGAGACTGTTGGTGTACATCTCAGGGCTAAGAAGAAGCTCATCATTGTTGATGGCCAGCCGCGCGATGTTAAGCAAGCCTGCGAGATCCCAGGGCTATGGAAGTTCCCGCATCGCACATTCTACATCATCCTCACCGCCGATCACAAGGTCCGCGAGGCTCGATGCCGTGCAGATAAGAACCCAGAGCGTAGGCTTGAGGATCGACTGGCCCGGCTCACCAACGACTACCGCAACTGCTATGTTGCGATGACAGAACTGCTGAAGGCCGACCAGGTTCTTCGAGTGATCGACACCTCTTGCATGATGAGCATCGACGGCCTTGCCGAACGACTGCTTTCGGAGTATATGGTATGAGCCGACCCTACCACCCGCAATCCGCGATCACCCAACTGCTGGCCGACATTGAGGAACATGTACCCGCTGAAATAGCGACGACTATGCTGGAACGGTGGGACGCAACCAGGAAGCTGGAGACTAAAGCCCTGGAACACGAGTTGTTTGAGGATGAGTTGCTTGTGGAAGAGGATAGGCTGTACCGCGACAGCATCCAGTCTCAGTTTCGTGACATCCTAGACATGCTTGATAGTCGTCTCGCTCGTATCTCCCGAACGGAGTACATGATTCATCTTACCGTTCTTTTCGGTATCAGTTTCTATATTGGAAAGGTAATCCTATGACACACCCGGTCATCGGCTGCGGTGGTCCCATCGACAAGATATACAGCGAGCCTCGCAGCGAACTGACTGAATATATTTTACCCTATCTCGGACCTGTCTCCAATGCTAAGCAGCGTCGCCGAGGTCCGCAGAGCAAACAACATAATATCACAATTCATGTGAATACCGATTTCGTATCAATGACCCCCGAGGAGTGGAAGGCGAGGGGGGACAAGATCAGTCAAAGCCTGGTTGGGGAGCGTGGCCCCTTCGCCTGCATCCCTGATGCTGCGGGCAAGCCCATGGCTGTCGAGGGAACTATCACGCAATACTTCCCCGACAACGGAGAAGCCCATGCCAAGCTGACGCAGGATAATCGACAGATAATCAGAGAATTGGTGCGCGCCTGGCCATTCTTTCTCGGCTCCCTTCTGGGCGCACAGATCACCACCCTCCTTCTTGTGGGCTTTGGTTGAGCAGAACGCGCCGTAAATCCTGGCGCAAGAACTGGTACCTGGTGTTGAGGCAGTGGTTCCCGGAAGAGTATGATCTGTGTATGAGGTCGAACAAGTATGCAAAGAGAGACGGTTCAGGTAAGGGTCCGGGATGGGATAATCCGATGCCATACAACAGGACCGCCAGTAAGAGACGAACCCAGAAGGAGTTTCAGGAATGAAATGGCAATACCGGATTGAACCAGCACCCAATAGTGGCAGCGTTGAGGACTTCCTCAATGAACTCGGCCAGGACGAGTGGCTTCTGATCGCCGCCCACCCTGGGCGACGGCCCGGATTGATCGGCAATTTAGTTCTTCGCAGACCTTACCGCGAGGACCGACCTTTGCGTATTGTGACAGAGGAGATTGTCGAGCGAGAATCGCTTCGAGAAAGCGATGAGAGGATACCGCGCCGTGCATACTGATATGAGCATGAATGAAGAGAACCCCGAAGAAGGTGCCGCGCGGTTTATCACGCAGTCCCGACTGACTGCTCAGAAGAACGGGGCCGTAGTGTTTGAGTATTTCAAGTGCCCGCACTGCACCTTCGATCAGGTCACAACTCACCAGTTCGCCGAATCTGTACCCTGCGTCAAATGTAAGAAGCGAATGGCAAGCGTGGTGCCTCGTATTTCCCAGCCAGGTGAGGTGTCCGTAGATACACTATACGAAGCCATTCAGTTGGTCCGTAGTATCTTCCCTGTGATACCTGATCCCACACAGGAATGGTTGGCTAAGCAGGAAGGTCATGTCCGCGTTGTCGGCGAGGCCATCGGTAATATTCACGCGCACTATGCGCTGGATAAAGTTGAAGAGGTGGCTCGTAAACTGACAGGAGGACACAATATTGGCGCGTAAGCCCGCAGTACCTCTGAAGATGCCCACGCACATCATCCTCGGTGCCAAGCGTATCAAGTTGCGCACAGGTAGCGATGACTTTCCTGATGATCGATATGCGCACTACAGCCCCACCAAGAATGAGATCGTTGTCCACCCTACCACTACTGGCGAGGACCTGGCCGACAGCATACTCCATGAGTTCGTTCACGCATCCCTGCATCAACGGGGTGTTGATTTACCCACTCGCCAAGAAGAACGGGTTGCCACTGTTCTCGGCGGCGATTTGCTTGAGCTAATTACTCGCAATCCTGAATTGATTGCATGGCTCACGAAAGGATGCAAATGAGACAAGCTTCGTTCGAGAAGAAATCATCATGGGATGTGTTCCAGCGACAAGATATGTGGTATCTGTCCACACCCCTTCATACTGACCATTACATGATTGGTCCCGCAGATATGCCGCAAGGTATCGCTATTGATGCGGCTTGCGAGTTCATGGACCGGATTGGTAGTAGTAGGCTGGAGTTCGACCACCTCATGGTAGTCTGTGTGAAAAACGCATATAGGCAACGATGACCAATTTCGTGTTAGGACTGCTGACACCTGTTGCTGGTTGGCTGGTGTTCTTAGGTCTACGCTTCGCTCTGGGATGCTCTTGTTACTACCTGTCCAAATCTATTCAGAAAGGAATGCAGGATTATGATTGTTGAGGTATCTGCTTTCGACAGCGCAATGCTGATTGTTATGCGATTTGGTATCTCTGTGCTTGCGTTTGGTTGCGCCTGTCATATGGTAATGTGGTCAACAGACAAGGCGTTGATATTATTTGGACAGCAGAAAGCATTACGCTGTTGGATGTGGGACAATCGAGATCGCATTAATGGTTGGCGGCACCGCAGGATTCGCGCATGGTGGAAGGATCTGTTCCGATAAATGTCGCTGGTCATTGTACAAAGCGGCGTAGCTGAATGGCGCGAGGTGCCCATCCTTTCCCCTACTGGGCGAGTGATTGGTAATGACCTGAAGCCTTTCCATTGCCTGACAGGTGAGGAGGCAGATTGGGCCGTTCAACGGGGTTCACAGGAATTATTCCTAAATAACACTGACTTCGAGGTGTTGTATGGAGGTAACCGAGGGGGCGGCAAGACTGCCTGTCTCCTCATGGACTTCGCCCAGGACTGTGGTCGTGGTTTCGGCATGGACTGGAAGGGCATCCTTTTCCGTCATTCATATCCCGAGCTTAAAGACATCGTGGACAAGTCCAAGGCTTTGTTCCCTATACTGTTCCCAGGCATCAAGTTCAATGAAACTAAGATGACATGGACCTGGCCGACAGGTGAGCAGCTACTGCTGCGGCACATGGAGCGCGAGAGCGATTACATGAGCTATCATGGTCATGCCTACCCCTGGATTGGCTGGGAAGAACTCACCACCTGGGCAGACTCTGGCTGCTACACTCGTATGATGTCATGTTGCCGATCTACGAACCCTTTAGTTCCTCGCAAGGTACGAAGCACGACGAACCCATACGGCCCTGGCTTCAACTGGGTCAAGGCACGATTCCAGCTACCTCTCGCGCCTGGCTCCATGTATGGCCCATTGATCGAGGATGAGGAGACAGGTAACCGTCGATATATTAACTCCGATCTGCGTGAGAACTTGGTACTACTGAATGCAGACCCTGACTACATTAAACGAATTAAGGCTTCAGCGCGTAACGCGGCAGAGCTTGCAGCCTGGCTGCATGGTTCATGGGATATCACTTCTGGTGGCATGTTCGATGATATTTGGTTCCAGGTCAAGGATCATTTGGTGCTACCTCCCTTTCAGGTTCCCCTGTCTTGGAGAATCGACCGATCATATGACTGGGGATCGAGCCGACCATTCAGTGTTGGTTGGTGGGCACAGAGTGATGGCACCGATCTCATTCTGCCCGGCAATATCCGAATGCCCACTGTGCGCGGCGACCTGTTTCGAGTCAAGGAATGGTATGGCTGGGACGGCAAGACGCCCAACAAGGGCAGCAAGATGTTGGCCAAGGATATCGCCACTGGGATCATCCAGCGAGAGATCGAGTGGGGCATCCACGGCAGAGTGCGCCGAGGCATCGCCGACGCTGCTATTTTCGACGACAGTTCCGGGGACTCCATTGCTCGGCAGATGGAGCGTGTTGTAAGAATTGATGGAAAGCAGTACCCTGGTGTGTACTTTAACCCCTCAAATAAGCGAAGCGGTAGTCGGAAACAAGGCTGGGAAGTCATGCGTATACGCATGAAATCGACCAAGCCTGCCGAGCTAGGACACCCCAGAGAAGAGCCGGGCTTGTTCGTCACCTCAGATTGCGTACACTTCTTGCGGACGGTACCCACATTGCCGCGAGATACAAAGGATTTGGACGATGTGGATACAGATGCTGAAGATCACATCGCCGACGAGACTCGGTACAGATGTTTGGCCGAAGATCGCACCATCCGGGGCGGCACGACATCAGGTATTGCGTAGGAGACACACATGGGCGTAGACAGCAAACATCCAGCATACCTCGCCAGGGTTGGCCAGTGGCAACAGATGACCGACTGCTATGAGGGTGAGCCCGCCATCAAGTGTAAGGGGCAGACATATCTGCCCCCTACTTCGGGTCAGCGAATTGACGGCCTCGGCGCGGGAGAGAAGGGCGCGGATGCGTTCAGTGACTACCTCTTGCGTGCCGTGTTTCCTGACTATGTAAAGCAGGGTATCGAGGCAATGGTTGGTATCATGCACCAAGAGGAAGCCATTATCAAGGTGCCTAAGAAGATGGAGCCTCTGCTCAAGAAGCTGGGAAGCAGTGGGGAGTCTGCACAGATGGTATTGCGTAGGCTTAATGAATACCAACTGAAGCATGGTCGTGCTGGAATATTGGCCGAAGTTCCTGATGGAGAAGGTCCACTAGCCCTGCCTTATGTTGTGCTGTACCAAGCGCCTCGAATCATTAACTGGGACGATGGACCCCTATCTCAAGGGAAGCAATCTCTTGAGTTCGTAGTTATTGACGAATCAGATGATAAACGAACAGGCGGATTTGAGTGGACCACTCAAGACAAATGGCGAATCCTTGCGACAGCTAAAACTGCCGCAACATTAGGCAGCTTTGACCAATCAGTGGATACGAGCGGTGGCGGCTATCGCACCATCAGCGTGGAATCCACCAGTGCTAATCTAAGCATTGACCAATGGAAGACCCCCTCGATCGCGGGAATCACTTTGGACCGGATTCCTTTTGTGTTTGTAAACACAAAGGATATGAACGCAGCGCCGGACGATGCACCTCTGTACGGGTTGTCGAATCTATGCTTGGCTATCTATCGCGGCGAAGCTGATCTCCGGCAAGCGTTGCACAATCAGGGACAAGACACTTTCGTGGTGATTGGGGCCGAGATTGATCCAACCAAGCCTGAGACTCGTTTAGGAGCAGGTGCCCGCGTAGATATTCCACGAGATGGTGACGCTAAGTTTGTTGGCGTCAGTTCTTCTGGGTTGGATGCCCAGAGCAAGACCATCTCGGAAGACAAGGCCGCTGCGGGCGAACTTACATCACGGCTGTTCGACTCGGCGGGAACATCTTATCAATCAGGCGAGGCCCTTCGTATCCGCGTCAGTGCGAAGACTGCTACTCTTCGCACCATCGCCATGACTAGCGCCGAGGCTCTGCGAGAGATTCTACAGGCCATCGCCGTATGGGTGGGTGAGAACCCTGACGAGATATCTGTCGAGGCCAACACAGATTTTGCAGACACCACTGCTGCAAGCCGTACGCTGCTCGAACTCACACAGGCCAAGCAGCTAGGTGCGCCGCTGTCGGAAGAAAGCATTCATCGATACCAGATGCAGCAGGGCCTTACCCAGATGACCTATGAGGAAGAGCAGGCCGCGATGGATAAAGAAGTGCCTCGCGTACCACCGGCCACCGAACTTCAGGGACAGGCATCTGGTGGTCTTGGCGAGGGCCTTGGTGGGTCGCGCGTTCCCAGAGGTGTAGAGGACGACACAGGAACTGAGGAGTAGTTATATGCCTCTTGACCACATCTTGCTGCTGGTAATCATGTGTCTGACTATGTTTCTCCTAACTCGCACAGAGGTGGGTAGAAAGAAGTCTTCTGGAAAAGGTACTTTTGTTATATGGAGAGATACCTCCATGCCTTATCCTCGGTACAAGTGGATTCTGAAGGACAAGAGGGGTCTGACCGCAGCGAGTAGTGTTGGATCGTTCGATTCCCCCAGCGAGGCCCGCTTGTCCATATGTACAGTAGAGCAGATGATGGCTGATTCATGTGTAACGGAGTCATAAGTTGGCCGAAACCAATGAGAACAATCTGCTGAGAGACGCATTTGTGCGCCACCAAATCGGTCTGCTCAGAGTATCTGCGGGCCAGGCTGAGATAGCCCTGGAGATTCTGGACTCATCTGAGAACAGATTGCGTGTTCTTATAGAGCAGTTTCTCACGGTGTTGCAAGACAAACGAGTGGACCTGACCTCCACGGCGGTTCGATCGAAGCTCGATGCCCTTCGCCGCCGCATCGAGGCTATAAGAAGCCGTGCGATGTCGGCTATCCTTGAGCAGATGGAAGATGACGCCCGCGAGACTGTGATAGCTCAATGGGCCTGGCTCGGCCTGACCCTGGACACAATCACCGCTGGGCGAATCCATGTTGAGTCTCCGGGTCGAGCACGGCTGGCTCGTGAGATGGTGTCAAAGCTGCCGTTCGAGGGAAGGACACTGAGGCAGTGGGTTCGGGACACTCTGGCTGATGATGTGCAGCGTATTCACGACACAATCACCACAGGGCTCGTGCAGGATCAATCGAAACGAACGATCCTCCAGTCGGTTCTGGGAACTGCGAGGATGGACGGTGGCGACGGCCAAACGCACCGCACCCGCCACTTCTTGCGGATACTGATCCGAACATCGAACACGCATTTCGCGGCGCAGGCTGTGGACGCCATGACTACCAACTTCGCCAGGGATCTGTATGTCGCGGTGCTGGACGGTGCGACTACTGCAATATGCAGAGGACTGGACGGTGGGATCTACCGACAAGGGGAAGGCCCGATGCCCCCAGTGCATCACGGCTGCCGCTCGCATCGACAGCCTATCATCCCTGGGCAGCCCGCCCCTACGCGGATTGGATATCAGGACTGGATGAGGACTCAGCCACCCGCTTTCCAGGATAAAGTGTTGGGCAAAGTTCAAGGAAAGCTGTTCCGAGCAGGGAACTTCCCGCTTCCCAAGTTCATTGATTACAAGGGTGATCCGTTCACCCAAGCCCAGCTTGCTCGATTCAACAGGCAGGCGTTCATAGATGCGGGTCTTGACCCTGACAAGTATACGAGCTAGAGTTCCTGTGCGAACAGATTCTAATCCAAGGAGATTTACAAATGGCGGCTAAGTCTGATTTCTTGACATCCATGGGTGGTGCAACGACCGTTGTCGGAGCCACCAAGGCGTTCACTGCCGCAGTGGATGACGACATCACAGCAACAGGACATGGTAAAGATACAGGCTTTGGTCCAGTTCGTCTTACCACTACAACGACACTCCCTTCTCCGCTCAGCCTTGCTACGGATTATTGGCTTATTGTGATTGATGTAAATACTGTACAGCTTTCTACTTCCAAGGCGTTGGCTATTGCAGGCACAGCAGTGGACATCACGAATACAGGAATTGGCACGCATACCATGCGTGCCAATATACAAACGCTCGGCGATCAGCTTGAGCAGTCCCTCACTGAAGTGCTTACCTTCCCTGGCAACAGGTCTGCACAGCCCAGTATCAACATCGCCAAGTTCTGGGATGAGGCGGTACAGGGCACTGGATTTTAAGTCATTAATTAGAGCAGTCACAAGCAGTTCATCTGCTAAGGCAGTGGCCGCAGTTCACACACACACACGCAGACAGAGGAGATTAGCATATGGAAATCCAACTAGGGTACGCAACGCAGGCCGAAGTGCCAACAGAACACGCCGCCCTGTATACCGAGCAAGGTGGCGTATACAAACTGACGGGGGTCGTTGGTCTCGTAGCCGCTATGGCGGCAGGCGGCGGCAAGGACGCCCTAAGTAAAGCATTGGATAGTGAGCGAACAGCGCACAAAGCTACCAAGGCTGATCTTGCCACGGCAAAGAATGACCAAGCCACAGCAGTTATTGAGCGGGACACCCTGCAACTCACAGTGGACTCTATGGATAAGAAGCCTGATACGGCTGAGATTGATGCACTTGTTGAACGCCGAGTGGCCCTGATAAAGGGTCCACTGGAACTCAAGCTGCAAGCAGCGGAGTCTAAGTCTGTTGAACATGAAACAGCCCTCACCACCGCCCTGGGCAGAGAAACAACTGCGAGGAAAGAAAAAATCATCCGCACTAAGGCAACGGAAGCCGGAATCACAGAAGCCACTGCCCTCAACATGGCAGTGCGGCTCATGGCCCCCGACATGGAGTTTGATGATGGTGGAAATCTTATTGCTAGTGAAGGCGGTACTTTTTCTCCAGGTATTGACATTGGTATGGTTCTTAGCACAGAGGCTAAGGAGTCGTATCCTAATCTGTGGCCTGTCAGCGAGGGCGGCGGCGCTCGTACCCCTGGTGGTGTCGTAGATGGCAAGGACAATCCATTTACCCATGACAAGTGGAACATGACACAGGCCCTGGAAATCATGGCCAAGGATCTACCACTGGCCGAGCGAATGGCTAAGGCAGCAGGTGCCGACCTCGACAACCTTCGCAGGCCCGAACCCCCAAAGTAACCCTTGACAGTTTGATAGGCTGACCGTATCGTTAGGTGTCATATAAGGACCAGTACCGGCTCATGGTAGCACGGCGGCACGGGAGTGATTCCCTGCACAGTCTTTTGGCGTAATCCGAAGAACTAAGAACCCAGAACAGGAGTGAATCACCATGGCCGTTACCCGCCTTTCCGATCTCGTTATCCCTGAGCGGTACGCATCGTACCTTCAACAGCGAACCGAGGAGAAATCCAACATCATCCGAGCGGGCATTGCCGGTCGAAGTCAGTTTCTTGACGACTTCCTCTCTGGCCCAGGCCTGACTATCAATGTGCCTTCCTTCCGCGACCTGGAAGGCGAAGAGCGACTTTCAGGGGACAACCCTGCGACGGTCATTCCACAGGATGGCACAGGCTCGCAGCCTGATGCACACGGTAAGATCCAGACCAGTCAGGAAGTCGCTGTTCGGCTGAGTCGTAACTACTCATGGTCGGACATGGATCTCAACACTGCTCTTTCCGGCGCAGACCCCATGGAAGCAATCATGGACCTCACTGCTGACTTCTGGACGCGGCGTTTGCAGAAAGCATTTATTGCACTGGTTCAGGGTATCTTCGCAGATAATGAAGCATCCCCAACCGGCACTGATACGCATACGCAGGATGACATGACCGTGGATGTCAAGGGCGGCGGCTATGTCGCAGGTGTCACAGACTTCAACATGGAAGCATTCATCGACGCCACTACCACCATGGGTGACAGTGCTGAAGAGATTGTCGCCGTGGTCATGCACTCGCATGTTCTGTCCCGAGCCCGCAAGAACAACCTCGTTGATTCAGTTCCTGATACAACCAACCTCGCTGCTGGCAACATCGAACTGTTGCTCGGCAAATATCGAGTCATTGTCGATGACGGCGTTCCAAACCCTGCGGGCGCGGGCGCTGCGGCGACTGCCACTGGTATCTACCATACCTGGCTCGTAGGTCGCACCTCGTTCCTCATCGGCATGGGTAGCGCCAAGGTGCCTGTCGAAATCGAACGGGTTCCTGAAGGCGGCAATGGTGGTGGTCAGACCATCCTGTGGAACCGAATCGAGTGGGCAATCCACCCTGTCGGTCACGCTTGGATCGGTACAGCACCTTCCAGCGGCCCTGCCAACGGCGACGCTGCTACAGCCAATACCCTGGCGCACGCCGACTCATGGAGTCGGGTGTATCCTGAGCGTAAGCAGATTGCTATCGCCCGCCTCATCACCCGCGAAGCGTAAGTTTCCATACAAGTCATCCCGCCCGAGCCCCTACCGGGGCTCGGGCGTCTTTTAAGGAGTTTCAACCATGTCACAGAAGAGCCGCCCCCGACATGTACGGCGTCGTGTATATTCAAGACTGCGACACGGGGTCTCGAACATCCTGAAGCAGTTTCTGACAACTGAATCCGCGAGACTGACTTCTTCGGCCTCATTGTCCACATTTACTGTGGATGCAGGCACTGATCTGGTCACCGCCTCCAGCCATGGATTCGTCAACGCCGAAGGACCAGTGGAGCTTACCAACTCTGGCGGTGCATTGCCCGCAGGCTTGGTTGTGGACACCCATTACTGGGTGCTCCTTGTAGACGCCAATACCTTTCGACTGTGTGACAGGTTGTACAAGGTGGCCTCAAGCAGCTATGTCGATATCACAGGCACAGGATCAGGTACACATAGTGTTGCTTTCGGTGTGACGCCGGAAGCACTACTGGAGCGACTGCGCCAAGGAACGGACCCTGAAACAATGCGGGCAGAGACCGACATCGACGATCTTTAATTCACAGAACGAGGAGATAGTAAATGAACGAAAGTAATTCATGGGATAAACGACCATTCGCTGACAAGCCTGATACGGCAACACCCGAGGTCCAGCAGGCTGCGCCTACCAGGCAGGAGCTTATTGCAGAAATTGAGAAGGGTATTGCGACATGCGATCAAATCATCAAGGACAACCAGGAACGCATGAGGAATCTGCGTGCGGATCGGGATGACCTAAACCGACATGGCATCGAAGGTAACCCAGTGACCCAGGCTGCTGCGTTGAAGGCTATCACAGAGGCAGGCCGTGATAATCGAGTACGCCGTGCCGAAGTGGCATCTCGTATCGCTGACATCACAGGGGGAGCCGCTGTGGGTGTTGGTACACCTGCGGAACAAGCCCTTTGGCGACAACGCAAGCCGGGACAATAAGTTCGGATAACCTCAGTCATTAGGAGCCCATTGTGGATGAGAGTCAAGAAAAATCACAAGAGCAGATTGATGTCGAGCAGGCGAAGCTGGCAGAGAAGGTATCTTTGCAACATCGGCTGAAGAACCGGAGAAGCACTCCCCACATGGAGACAGTACACCTCAGCAGCGAGGGTGACCCCATCGGCTTGTTCCGACCAGATTACAGCATCAACAGTGGATGCACAGTTGTCGGTGCTCCTACCCTACATGAGGCTGTGGATGAGCAGATTAGTGATGAGAACACCACATACATTTTCGGAAAAGCTGGAAACAGTTGCAAGATTGGCTTTGGCCTGAACAGGATCAATCCAGACGCATTTGCTACAATATATGTTCGAGTTGCCGTGGATAGTGGTTTCAGCCTCGGCCTTTTGCGAATGGGGATCTTTTCTGAAAATGATGTTCTGATTAAAAACCTGGGCCAGTCTTCCGTTTTCGGGACTAATTACCAGACAAAATCGTTTGATATCGATTCTCTTGATCTCAGCCTGAATCCTTACTTACGCATAAACTTCCGAACAAATCCAGGAGTGCGCGTCACTCAAGTTTATCTGGAAGTCGAGGACATGCCCGTCGCGCAGATTGGTTTCGATAGGTACATGGACCAAAGTAAAACCGATGGCGTGTTTCGTATCTGTGATTTCTCCGGTATTCGAGACTACCGCAATCTGGTATGGATTGAGAAGGATCGACTTCTTGCAGACACCTTTGATGTAGTTGACTCCAACGCCTTCCCCGGTACAGCAAAGGCCATCTACCTGGGCGGTGACCTTCGGGATGAGGGTACTCGATACGCCCTTCCTGACCGGGACACAACGACTAACATAACATATTAAACATGACCACTCGTGATGACATCATGGCCTCGACTCGGCGACACAAGAGTAGAAACAGAACACCTCTTATTCGGGAGGTGACTGTGGTTACAGGAACACCCACCATCACTCGACCCACAGCCTCCTCTAACTCAGGATGGGGTGTGAATGGAGATGCTACTGCACATGAGGTTGTTGATGATGTGGTTGCGGATGATGATGCCACCAACATCCTGGGTGGTCAGAATGATCTTGTAGACCTAACCTTTAATCTTGGTACACTTCCTGGACCTGTGTCAGGGAGAGTGTTTGTTCGGACATCTCAACTAGCTGGGGCACCAAACTGTGCAGTTGAACTGCGTGAGCTAGGCGGCACCCTGATTGAATCGTTAGGTTCTCTCACTCCTACAGGAGCATATGAAGATTACGAGTTTGAGTTCACGGCCCTGACCGAGGAAGATGTCCTGGTTCGATTGGGTATGCCTCCTGCCTTTGGCGTTGCCCTCCGCGTAACACAGGTGTATGTGGAAATTGATGGTGACTCTTCTGTTAACTTGCGATTCGATAAGAGGATGGATCAGATCAGCACAACGGGCACATTCAGGCTAGCTAACACTGAAGGAACCCATGACTGGTCAGGTGGGGCATGGACAGATAGCTGGAACCTGCTTCTGGAAACAACCGCTCAGGTATCGGCGGTCGAGTTCACCGAAACCGCACGCCTATTGTACATGGGCGGTAACATTCGAGCAGAGGGTCGATACCAACTGCCTCTTCGCGCACGGTGTGACAGAATAGGAGCTTCATAATGGCTTTCATTATTGAAGATGGCACGGGCGTTGCTGACGCCAACTCTTATGGGTCTGTGGCTAATTACCGCGCGTACTGGTTAGACCGAGGCCGCGACCTTTCTGGGCAGCCCGACCCTGATATTCAAGGTTACCTGGTGCGTGCCACTGACTTTATAGAGAGCAACTATGGCACGCGGTGGCGCGGCTCCCGTAGTACACTGGTGCAGGCCCTGGGTCATCCTCGATCAGGCATCTACATAGACAGCGTACTATTGCCATCAGATTCATTATCCGCTCAGTTGCAGAATGCAACATACGAGTATGCGTACCGTGCTAGTAAGTATGCGGAACTTGCCCCTGATTCTCCTGTTGGCTTTGATCGATTAGATAATAATGGGGATGTCATCGACGCGAATGGGATTGTGATACAGACCAGCGAGAAGGTTGGGCCTTTGTCTGAAAGCAAGACCTTCTCTGATCCTACGGCGTCAAGCAACTCGGCATCAATGCCTCGCTATCCCGCAGCGGATGCGCTACTTGCGTCTTTGGTCACCGGCACAACTGGCACAACCATAAGGGCGTAGGTATGGCACCACATACGAAGTTTGCAAAGCTAGCCAAACGACTGATTGCCAAGCATGGCAGATCCATGCAGATTCGTAAACTATCTGAAACCCCAGAAGTCGCGGGTAAGGGGTGGCGAGGACCAGATCCTGATGCGGTAGTTGGCTTCGAGTACGATCTGCCTGTCATAGGAGTAGTGGTAGATTATGAGGAAGAGGAGATAGATGGGGATCAAGTTCGACGCGGCGACAAACGAATATTGATTGATGTGCTGTCGAACCCTACTGTTGACTTTACATCAGCCAATTCAATTCTTGATGAGACTCAAGTGTACAGTATCGTTTCATGCAATACCATCAAACCTGGAACGACATCTATCCTGTACGATATACAAGCGAGACAATAAATGCCCCCAGCCAGCCGTACAGTAGCCCGCGATGAGATGATGAACCGCTTGCGCGTTGCCCTGGCTGCGTCAGGGACATATGCCAGCATCTCGGTCATCCATGATGATGTACAGGAGAAACAACCTGGTGTCGAGCAGGGTGTCCCTGCGGTCCCGGCAGGCAAGCCCTGGCTTCGAGTCGGAGTGAAGCATGACCCAGCCGGAGCACCTGCCTCCATAGGTGGAAGCCTGAAGAGGTATGAGATGGTCGGTCTGATTTCGGTGCAGGTGTTCACCCCTTATGGGGATGGATTGCGCATCTCTGATGATCTTGTCGAAGTCGTTCTTGATGCGTATCGTATCGGTGGTGCTACACCTAGCGGCGTGCAGTTCACTAGCGCCGGGTCAGAGGAGATTGGCAAAGATGGAGTCTGGTTTCAGGCCAACTGTGTGATCGAGTTCACATACGACCAGTTCAAGTAGTTCCGAAGGAGAGTATCACATGGCTCAGGTTGCCACCGTTAAATCAAACAGTTCAGGTCTGCGTATCGCAGAAGAGATCAGTATTGGTGTCCTTGACCCAACCCCTACAAATCAGCTATGGGTTGAGCAAGAACCCAACTCATTCACTGACTTCGGCGGCAATGTCATCACAGTTGAACGCCGCCCCATTAACCAGGGCCGCCAGAAGAAGAAGGGCGTTGTTGTCAATATTGAGGCGGGCGCTGGCTTTGATGCCGACCTCACACAAACCAACATGCAGAGCATCCTTCAAGGCTTCATGTATGCCACCATCCGCTCGAAGCAGTTGTTTACAGGTAGTGCTCAAACTGTGCTGACAGCGGACGATTCTTATGGTCAAACCGCCATCGAGACTGGTTTCTTCGCAGGAGATTTGCTGTGGGCCACAGGCTTCACAGTCACTGCCAATAATGGCCTGAAGTCCGTTGCTTCCACATCCTCGAACAAGGTGCTTGTTGACCAGAACCTTGTGGATGAGACATCGGGAACTACTGCCAAGATCGAGGCCGTTGGCTTTGAGTTTGCTGTCGATGACGCCACAATTACTCAGCCTGGCCCAACCGTTGCCTTTCCTACCCTGACAACAACTACTAAGGATCTCACACAACTTGGAATCATTCCCGGCGAATGGATCTTTGTTGGAGGTGATACCGCTACCACAGCCTTTGCCTTAAATGCTCCCTTCTTCGCGCGAGTGCGGAGCGTCACTGCCACTGTAATGACTTTCGATAAGACTGATATTTCACTGGTGGCTGATGATGGTACGAGCGACGGGGCAGGCGGTTCCAGCACGCAAAGTATTCGATTATTCAAGGGCCGCGTTATCAAGAATGAAATCGGCACAAGCATCATCCGTCGAACATACACCATCGAGCGAACCCTGGGTTACTCGAACGATTCCAATATCACACTGGAGCAGGCAGAATATGTGTCCGGTGCCGTTCCAAATGAATGGACCATGACCTCTGAATCCGCAGATAAGGTGACTGTTGCTCTTGGGTTTGTTCCCACCACTTCGAGCAGCATCGACGAGAATGTTTCTGGCGCTGACAGCCTTCTGTCCAAGATCAGCGGAGTTATCCGACAGGATGTTGTAGAGGCTGATGCCTTTAACACCTCGTCAGACTTTAGCCGTATCAGCGTGCGAACGGTGTCCGCTACTTCAGCTAATCCTGACGCATTGTTCACATACTCAGAGTCTTTGGATCTAAACATCAACAACAACAACTCGCCAAATAATGCCCTTGGTGTTCTCGGCGCGTTCGAGGTCACAGAGGGCGTCTTCGAGGTCTCGGGTAATGTGTCGGCATACTTCGGGAATGTTGCATCTGTTCAAGCTGTGCGAAACAACGAAGATGTGTCAATCGATCTCATCATGGCCAAGTCGAACACCGGCTTAGCCATAGACTTACCCCTGGTCACCCTGGGCGGTGGTCGGTTGTCTGTCGAGCAGGATCAGCCAGTCAAGATCCCCCTGGAGGCCGGGGCCGCATCAGGTGCCAAGATCCATCCGACGCTTAATCACACACTCATGTTCGTGTTCTTCGACTACCTGCCTACGGCAGCCCAGTAGTCGAATCAGTTACTTTCACCAATCAGAGGAGATAGAAGATGCAACTAGGTACAAGCCGTCTGGATGATGGCGCAGTTCGTTCGGGCGTATGGACAGATTTTGTGCTGATTGGCGTAGGCAGTGAGCCTGTGACTATCAGTCTGTTGCTGGCCCTCGCTGATGCCAATGTCAACAGTCAATACAAGGAAGCGCTGCGGACAGCCCTTGATCCATATGAGCGGATGCTGGGTCTGTATAAGAAAGCATCGGACATGCCCAAGAGTCTCGCTGACAAGATTAACGAAGTGGGTAAGAGTGTGTTCACCGAGCAGATTGTGCTTGGCTGGAAAGGCATCACCAAGAACGGCACCGACCAAGCATATACACCTGAAGGGGGTATGCAGTTGTTCGCCGAGTTCCCTGAGCTTCTGACTGAGGCGGAATCCGAAGCAGGTAAGTTCGAGCGCTACCGGGTCGCCATCCTTGAGGACGCCTCGGGAAACTCACAGAGTGCCTGATCTATTCGCTCACCAGGGGTGATAGTGAGCGAGAGGTAATAGACAGGTGCTATCGAGCCAAACGCCCACTCCCCCGCTGGGCGAAGAACGCTCCGAACCTATGGCAGCCATTGGTGCCTATCTACACGGCATTCTGCGAGTTGAGTACCTGTCGATCGGTAGGCTTCTCCGCAGGACCGATCCCATGGACAGCCATCATGCAGTGGTGTGATGAGCAGGGACTGGCTGGACATGATCGGTCGGATCTCCTATACTTGATTCGATCCATGGACCGAGAATATCTGGCGCACAGTGCCAAGGAGACGAAGGCCCCAGCCAAAGAGGGTGAAATCAAGGCGATCGGTGGAGGCAAGATTGGTGGCTAAGGACGATTTGCCACAATTCAGTAAAGACATTAAACGATACGGGGATAGTATTCCCCGTATCGTTAATGCGCTGATGAAGGCAATCGCTGTGAGTGTGACCAAAGAGATCGTAATCGGAACACCCGTGGATGAGGGCACTGCTCGATCCAACTGGCGAATGGGGCTCGGTCGGGGACTACGGTCGGTCATCGCCGCCCACTCCCCATACCCAAAGGGCTCCAAAGGCGGCGGCGCGGGTCGTGGTGAGACAGTGAATGCGGCCAAGACTATTGCCGCTGCTAAGACTGTGATCCAACGCAGACTCCCTGGGCAGACCATGGTGTTGTCCAACAGCGTGCCATACATCGGAGACCTGAACTCAGGATCAAGCCGTCAGGCTCCTGCTTTATTTGTTGAAGCTGGCATTCTCGGGGGCCTCCGTAAGCTAGACGGTAAGGAGCTAAAACTCTAATGGCGTCTAACACTACGAAGACCATCCGAATCATCATTCAGGAGAAAGGTGCCAAGCAGACAGGTAGGAAAATTAGGGATATTGGCAAGGAAAGTGACGCCTCCACCAAGGCATTGAATCTTCTTCGTGGTGCTCTTGCTGCTGTCGGTGCGACTTCTATTATTCGTCAATATGTTCAGTTGTCGAATCTGCATCAATCGTTGGAAAACAGAATTAGGCTAGTTACTCACTCACAAGCTCAACAAACAGCAGTGATGCGAGAACTGGTTAGTATCTCTAAGGACACATTTACTTCACTACGGGCTACTGGTGAGCTATATGCTCGCCTGGCTTTCAATACTCGACAACTGGGGCTGACACAGAATGAAGTGTTGGACATCACCCGATCTCTGAACCAAGCTGTTATCTTATCAGGTGCGGGTGCTAGAGAAGCCACAAATGCTATCATCCAGTTGTCGCAGGGCTTTGCTTCCGGTACTCTGCGCGGTGATGAACTTCGTTCGGTGTTGGAACAGTTGCCCTTCGTAGCAGATGTCATTGCCAAAGGTCTTGGTGTAACAAGAGATCAACTGCGTAATCTTGCAGTTGATGGGAAAGTAACTACTCAGGCTATTGTAGATGCCTTCAAGGACGCTGCACCTGAGATTCAAGCTCAGTTTGATGCGATAACTCCTACTATTGCACAGGCGTTTTCTGTGTTTCAGACAGGGTTGACTGAGTTTGTAGGCAACACAAACAAGGCAACAGGTCTTTCTGGTATCTTATCAAAAGCCTTGCTTGTATTAGCTGAAAATGTAGGCATTTTAGTAATTGCTATTGCGCTGCTATCAGCAGCGCTTGCGGGATTAATTCTTAAAGCAGTAATTACAAGTATTATATCTATGAGTGCCGCCATAGCTGCCAGTGTTGTTGCTGTTAAGATATTCACTATTGCCATGATTGCACTTAATGCTGTTTTAGCAGTAAATCCAATTATACTCTTGGCTTTTGCGATTACTGTTTTTATTACTACACTAGTAAAGTTTGGCATCCTCTTACGGGATACAACTAAAGAGGCTGAAGGTCTTAATGACGCAATATCGGGTCGGGATTTTGAAGCAATTAGTAAATCTCTTTCAGGGTATAGAAAAATACGAACAGAGCTTAAGGCTCAAAAGGATACCCTTGATAAGCAACTGAGTACAGGTACCCTACAACTTAAGGTTGAGGAGGATAAAAACAAACTTGCTAAGCAATTACTTCAAGGTCAGATTGTTTTAAGTAAATATCAACATGATGAGCTAAATGATCTGGTAGCCAGCAACGCGGAACGCAGGATATCAAATAAACTCACTGAGAGAGCCCTGCAAACCCAACAAGGATTACAGGATACGCTTAGGCAAGGACTCAGATCAAGCGAACTAACTAGGAATCAAGAAGCCGTTGTAGATCCACTTGTTGCTGCTAGGGTAGCAAGTGGGCTACCCTTTGATGATGATTTTGCGAACCTTCTGGATAAAATAAGGCAATCTATACAAGCAATAGCCCAGTTGCGGTTTGACAAGGCAGTTGTTCGACAGAACAAGGAGCTTGAGAATCAGATTGCCCTATACGGAACCGCTGTAGGGCTTCGACAAAACGAAGCCACTATTCAGGAGATCATCACCGAAGCACAGCGTCTCGGGGTAGTTCTTACCGAAGATCAGCTCCTCAAGACTAAAGAGTTGCTTGAGGTAAACCGGCTGCTGTCTATTGATGATGTGATTGGAACCAAGGCTTCCGATATACAGAAGGCAAACCAGATTCAGCAGCTAAAGCTCGCTGGAAAGGTGAAGGAGGCCGAAGTCCAGCAGGTACTCAATGGGCTACTGGCTGAAGGTGAAAGTATTGAATCTACTAATCTGGAAAACCTGAAGAAGGCCATTGATGCCCGACAGCAGTTGAGCGTTGCTGAACTGAACAGCAACTTTACCAAGAGCCTTGAAGAACAGGGAATGATCCTCAAGCAGACAACGACCGAACGCGCACTCGAAGCACAGATCCTGCAACGACGCAATGAGTTCTTACTGATAGGTGCAGACTACTCAGCGACACAAGAAGAGTCCGACCGCAAGAGGCTTGAGCTTCTGTCTGAGGACACCCGACAACAGCAGCTAATCGTAAACCTTCTGGGCGATCGAGCCGCCAACGAGCAGCGAATCAATGACCTAGTTCAGCTTCGCGCAGGACTGACTGATCGCGCAGGCAAACGCGCCGTGGACCGAGCACTCGCCCAAGAACGCATCGCGGGCCGCGAGGGCGACAACACATTGGGCGCTGGATTTGAGAACGGTCTCGATAGCCTGTTCCTCAAGGTGAGCGATGTCTCTGGCGGCATTGAGCGGGCCATGTCGAACGCCTTCCAGGGCGCGGAAGATGCACTGGTATCATTTGTCCAGACGGGCGAGGTGAGCTTCTCGGGACTGGTGGACTCCATGCTCGCCGACTTGACGAGGCTGCTTGCCCGTCAGGCTATCCTGGCCCTGTTCAACGCACTGTCGGGCGGCAGCGGCGGAGCAGCAGTGAGTATCGGCACAACCCTGGCCGGAGCACGAGCAAATGGTGGTCCAGTAACCAGAGGAGAGCCGTACCTGGTCGGAGAGAAAGGCCCCGAAGTGTTCAACCCGGGGCAGAGCGGCACAATCACGCCCAACAATGCCTTGCCAGCAGCGGCACCCGTTACTAATGTCACGGTGGTGAACTTTGTTGATCCTGAGATGGTCAATGCAGCACTGAATGACCCTGCGAATCAGCAAGTGATTGTCAACATCGTGGGTAGGAATAAACGCGCCATTGAGCGAATGAACTAAGGAGTGGGCAGATGGCTTGGATATATGGCACAGTGACAGGCACACAAGAGCTTGCTGCAATCCTCAGCGAGGCTGCCATAGGGACATCCCTTCAGGCCATTAATGCTGTGGCAGTTGCAGGCACGGGATACTTAGTAGCTGATGAACTTACGATATCGGGTGGTACTTTCACTATTGCCGCGATTGCAGAGGTACTGACTGTAGGCGGTAGCGGAGAGGTACTGACTGTACGAATCCGCAACGCCGGTCTGTATCAGTCGGCCCCTTCCAATAATGTGTCAACGACAGGCGGCGGGGGTTCGGCATGTGAACTGACATGCACCTTCGCACTGAATGATTGGGAACGAGTTCGCGCCACGAATGTAGCAGGTGCTGCCCAGTCGGCGGTGGTGTCGGCAGGAGGCACGGGATATACGATCGGAGACATCATCACCATCGCAGCAGGAACAGGCAATGCAGCCTCGACCTTCCGCGTGCTGACTGTCTCGGGTGGTGTGGTGCTGACTGTTGAGGCTGTGGCCCCTGGCTCCTACACTGTTCCGCCCAGTAACCCTGCTGCTGTCACAGGTGGCACAGGGGGCGACAACTGTACGCTCACTGTGACATACGGCGACGGCACCTCTGAGGCTGAGATCATCCTCAAAGGACCAGGCACTGGCGGCACCGATGACATCTACTGCGGATGGCTGACCTACGAACAGGACACCAACAGGCATATGGAACTGGCAGGATTCTCGGGGCACGACCAAGCCCTAACCTGGGAGAACCAACCTGGGATCTCCCCTGGGCGATCGGGGTCCAACGGTGGTCATTATTGCCCCACGCATCAAATAAGCATGAGCTTCTGGATCAGTGTCAGTCCTCGCAGACTGCTGTTTGATTACAAGGCCAGTACCTTCTACGGGTCAGGCCATGTTGGTTTCCTGAACACTTATGCCACGGCGGGCGAGTGGCCCTATCCCCTGTATGTTGCAGGATGCACAACATTGTCTGCTGATGGCATCACTTCTATTGATGAGCCTAACGGTTCATGTGCTAATCCTCCCGGTCGTGAGGGGTCTTACGGTGCCGGTTCTTTGCGCACAGCAGATGGGACTTGGCAGCGTATAAGAAATACAGACGATAGCGGTAACAATCATGTGCGAGAGACATTGGGGGGTCTGGTATGGCCTTGGGGTATTCCATCATCAGCAGTAACCCTGGATGGTGATGACTTTGCCCAGATGACATCCAGCTTCTTAGGGAGTAGTGGTCCTTTTGCCCCTATTCTGACGATCGCCCATACTTACAGGATCTATCCTACACCAAACGCAGCAGGGGATTTGTTCTTGCGTGTTCCTGCAACTCTTATTAGGGATGCGACCGATATATTCGGTGTCATTGAAGGAGCCTTTGCTGTATCGTCGGCGGCACTGTTAGTGCCTGAGAATCGCATAAGTGATGGTGATTCTCGATATACTGTATTTGGATCTAATGTGACGACCACCGATCAGCGTGGCTTCTGGTGTATAGAGGAGCAATAGTATGGCGTATGAGACAGGGACAGCATCAAGTCCCGAAGACTTATTTAATATCCTACAGACCTTTGCAGTAGCAGAGGGTTGGACTCTTGATGAGTACAGCACTACCAATAGCTGGTTGGCTATGAACAACGGAAGTGTATTTGTTCAGTTCAGGTGGGGTTCCAATGGTATTGCTGCAATGTACCAGTCGTTAGCATTCATAAGCAGTGCAGTAGCGCCCGGAAATCACACAGATGATAGTGGCCTAGGAATTGTGGATGCCTCCGCCCCCTATGATGCTAATGTAGCCACATCCTCCACCAATACTCGGGCTTTATTCTTACCTTCAGGTTCTATTACTTCTTACCACTTCTTTACTGACGATACCACACAGCATATCCATTGTGTGATCCAGACCTCACCCGGGGTATACTACCACTGGAGCATGGGCACCATTGATAAACGAGGAGACTGGACGGGCGGTGAGTATGCGACAGGGGATGAGGACACAGACACAGGTGGAGCGATTTCACTTGAAGGTTCTGTTTGGATGGCGAATAGGGCTACAGTGACTAGCTCCAATACTCAGTTCTCTATGCACATTGAAGGACTTCCCGGACAGAACGCCAGTGGTAAATGGATGGTAGGGTTGGCCACTAATGTAACCGTAGGCGACAACGCTGGTCAGAATGACCGCGCAGGTAACCCCAGAATGGCAGGATGGGGAGCAAGCTACGGCGCTGGCCTGCATCCCGCCCTAAGCCAGGCACGATACAGCCTGCTTGATGGACTACTGCCCTTACTACCTATTGAGATATGGTATAAGTATACCTCATCTTCCAATCTGCATCAGATGTATCTTCTAGGGTATGCCCCTGATGTTTATGTGTGTAACATAGCCTCTCATGCAGATGCGTCAGAGGTCACCATTGGGAGTGATGTCTTTATGCTGTTTCCTGCACGGCAGAAGGGCATCTCGCATGGCAACATGGGTTTCGCATATAAGAAGGTTGTATAACCAATGGCTGTTGATGGCGCCTCTTCGGCAATTCGATCATTCCTTGAATCAGGCTCCATATATAGTGTGAGCCTGACTGCTGGAACTGTTGGTAGGATGACTTTATCCATCCCAACACTTGATCTGGCCACAGACACCTTGGATAATGAGGCCATCCTGTATGACTCCTCTCCCACTCCTGCGCCGCCCTACGCCTTCCTTCCCTCCCATTGCCTCAACTACATCGGCGACTTCTGGTTTGACTTAATCCATGTACTACCTCGACGAATCGATCTCGGTAATATATTGACTACAGTAGAGCAGGAACTGGATGTCTACAATGCGTTCTTATACCTACCAAAGGATCTTGAGACTGTAGTCAATAATGCAGGTGATGGTACATCCATCCCAAACCTGCCTGGTCTTCCTGTGACTATTCCTGCACAGCGTTCTCAGACAATGACATTTGAGGTTACGCCTGATGGCCAGCCCGTGATAGATTCATCTATTGTATTTGGAACAGAAGAGTCTTATGACATATCAGTTCCTGTCACAGGTACCCGCATTGTTATGTTCCCCTACGAGCCCGAATCACCAATGACAGAACGACTGAAGTTCTTAACCAATGTCATGGAGTCTATTGATGGCAGCGAGCAGCGGGTCAGTATCCGACTCGCTCCTCGGCAAGAGTTCGACTTCATCATTATGAGGGAAGACGGGATCGAACGCCAACGGTACGAACTCCTGATGTTTGATTGGCAAGCTCGTGTGTTTGGCACACCAGTGTGGACTGAGCCGTCCACAACCACTGGAGCGATCACAGCCTCAGACACTATCATCAATGTAGATGACACATCCCTTAGTGATTATCGAGTGAATGGTTTGGCTATCGTTTATGAATCTGAAACTAAGTGGGATGCTTTAGAAGTCAGTACTGTAGGTGCAACATCGATTACATTTAAGTCCCCCATTCTGAACAGCTATGCAGTAGGTACTCGGGTCATGCCTGTTCGTACCTCTATCGTGTCAGGAGCTATTCAGGAGAAGCGCTATCCTGTGAATCTTAGTTCCTTCGCCATGACAATGAGGGTTCTGGATAATGAGGTTGATCTATCAGACACATCGGGCTGGCCTACATACAACGGTAAGATCCTACTTAGTGATCCCAATGTGATTGCGGAATCGATGAATGCAAGTCTGATCCTTAACACTGTTGTATTTGATAGTGCAGGTGCAGGTAAGTTCTCACAGACCACCTCCTGGAGTAGGGGTAAGCGTGCATCAGGCAAGGCGTTTATCACTCGCAGCAGAACTGCCCTGTTTGCTTTGCGTAAACTGTTACACGCCTTTCGTGGTCAGCAGGTATCATTCTACTTGCCTACCTTCTCAAACGATATCCTACTGGCTGATACTTATGTTTCGGGTACCCCTTCCTTTCTTATCTATAATGTGGGATACTCCCAGTACGCTAGGCAGCGAACACCCAAGCTCGATATGCGAATTATCCTGAACGATGGCACAGTATTCACGCGGACCATCACGGCATCGGCAGTTGTGGATGCAGACACCGAGCAGGTGACACTGAGCACCACCATTGGGCAGAACATTGAGCCCGGGGATGTACATCGAATAGAGTTTATAGAACCCGTAAGAATTACCAACGAGGACATTACCATTCAGCACGCTGATGATAATGGAACCGCCCGAGTATCTTTCCCAGTCATCTCAGTAGTGGAGTAATCATGGCGTTCAACACTTTAGAAACAGGGGCAGAGACAGGTCAGCCAATTGAGCTATATCTGTTCAACCTGGGAAGTCAGTCTCATGCGTGGACTACGAACCCAGTACCATACACATACAATTCCGTTGAGTATCAGCCCACTGAGGTTGAGCGACAGGAATTAGCTTTCAGTTCTGACGAGAGAGCCGAGGCTTTGCTAATCAAGATACCCGCATCTAACCCACTGGTCCGCCAGTACATCAATAGTGTCCCTGGGCAGCGGGCCACCCTGAGTCTGTTTCGTTTACATAGAAATGATGGAGCCAATGAGGTGGTCCAGTTTTTCAAGGGAAGTGCGCAGACTGTCGGCTTCTCTCAGAACGGATTGACCGCTGAAATTGCTGTGCTTCCGATCACTGCGGATCTAGCCAACTCTATACCTCGATTCGTGTTCTCGCAGGTGTGCAACAATGTCTTGTTTGATGAAGGTTGTACAGTGACACCATCCCTGTTCCGCCACCTGGACACAGTGACTGGAGTAGCAGGCGACCAGGTAACAGTCAATGGGCTTGGGGCCAAAGGTGATGACTGGGCTGCGGGTGGATACATTGCCACCCCTACTGGCGACTTCCGACAGATCCTCGCGCACACAGGTGATGTAATCCGACTCCTGCTGCCCTTCGGGGAATCCCCCTTGGGCGTAACTGCTGAAGTCTACGCTGGTTGCGACCACAGCGCATTGACCTGTGAGACCAAGTTTGCTAATCTTATCAACATAGCGGGATACCCTTACTCGCCGACAAAGAATCCGTTTGAGACAGGTCTGAATAGCGCATAGGAGTTGCACTTGAATCGTATACGAAGACTTGTTGGTCCGCTACTATTGCTTGCACTCGTGTTGGTACCCAAGCCGATTGCTGTTGTTAACCCTTTACCCCCGGCTGAACCCTCAGCTATGCGTGCGCCTGAACATAGGGCAGAGTTCATTACTCTGCTGATCCTCTTTGCTATAACAATGGCACTGTCCGAGTTGCTGAAGCCGAAGCCTGAGATAGAGAACGCACGCCCAGCAGGGCTCGGCGAGTTCCAGTTTCCAACAGCAACAGAGGGACGGGTAGTACCAATTGTGTGGGGAACAGTAAAGCAGAAAGGTCCAAATGTCATCTGGTATGGCGACCTAAGAAGTACAGCCATTACTGAAAAACAGAAGACTGGTTTATTTTCATCAGAGAAGATTGTTCTAGGATACCGATACCGTATCGGTATCCAGATGGCTATCTGTCGTGGAGGAGAAACCCCAGTAGGTAACCTGCTTCGCATATGGGTTGGCGACGACGAACTGTGGAGCGGTAATGTGTCTATGGATGGCACCGCCATCGATATTGATGAGCCTGAGTTCTTTGGTGGGGATAAGCAGGGTGCTGGCGGCATTGTGGGCACATTGCGATTCCACTCAGGAAGCCGCACACAAGCAGTGAATACCTACCTAGCGGATGGTCGGCAGGTGATCTCAGGTGCAACTCCAGCCTATCGCGGCACCTGCAACAGTGTATGGGAAGGCGGATATATAGGCAACAGTGAGAATATGAAGCCTTGGTCTTTCGAGATCAGACGCATTCCCAACGGATTATCCCTAGGCACTCCTTCTGTCAATAGCGGCAATGATGCTAACCCTATGAATGTCATATACGAACTCCTCACCAACACAGAGTGGGGACTGGGCCAACCTGCTGCGGACATTGATGCAGCCAACTTTGTTGCAGCCGCCGACGCACTACTCGCAGAGGGTAATGGCTTCTCTATGATCCTTGATTCTCGGATGGATGCCCAGGAGTTCCTGCGCCAGATCGAGCAGCAGATTGACGGCGTGATTTACATGGATCGGTCCAGTGGTACATGGAAGTGCAACCTCGCTCGCGGTGGGTATGTTGTCGTCGATCAGCTTCTGGTGGATGAAGCTAACACTCTTGAGGTTATGAACTTCAGCCGAGGGGCTTGGAGTGATACATCGAACAATGTATTCATCAAGTTTGGTAGTCGTGACCTGGAGTACAAAGACACCTATGCCGGTGCCCAGGATATGGCCAATGTTAAGACACAGGGCAACAGGGTTGTCAGTGTGGAAGCATACTACCCAGGGGTCAAAGACCCAACGCTTGCGAATATCATTGCCTGGCGGTTCCTTCGTACTGTGTCCTATCCGCTTGCCCGCGCTGAGCTTGTTACCAACCGAGACCTGTGGAACCATAATGAGGGCGATGTTGTTCGCTTCAGTAACACTAAACTTGGAATCACGGACTTGCCCATGCGGATCACCAAGATCAACCTGGGGCTGTTCCAAGAAGGTAAGATATCTGTGACACTGGTTCAGGATATCTTCGTGTTTGATGTTGGTGTGTTTGCGGCACCAGGTACTACCCATTGGACACCGCCCGCACAGACTGTTGTGTCGATTCCTGTCGCAGATTCTCTTGTGTTCGAGTCACCCCGAAAGTTCTCAACGATTGCCCCAGACAACACCGGCACATTAGACCATATCTGGGGTGGGGTGCAGTACCAGAACGATGCAGCCACCCTTGTGGATATTGTATCTCGACCTAACACGGGTGCTTACACGGATGCAGGCGATATTGCGGGGTTCTTAGTGGCTGGGGAACTTAACGCATCCATGACTGCTGCTGGAGTACAAGGCTCCATAGAGATTGATCTTGACCCAGATGCTGATGCTGTTGATCTACTACTCAGTGCCATGACCGCAGAAGCTACCCCTGAAGACATCGGTCAAAGACTCATCAACCTAGTGATGATTGGTGATGAGTTCTTCGCGTTTGAGAATGCTGCATTGATTTCCAATCAGCTTGTCTTGACCAACGGTTATCGAGCCCTTCTGGATTCGGCAGCCGCACCGCACGCTTCCTCAGACAAGGTGTGGATTCTTCTGGGCAACCTGACCGATCGAGTGTACACGCCCGGAGATGATATCGACATCAAGCTGTTGCCTAAGTCTGCCACTCAGGCTCTCCCTGTTGGATCGGCAACCAATATTGACATCGCTATGGATAACAGGGGCCGTAGGCCATACCCCGCAGTCAACCTATCAATGAATGGCACAGGCTACCCTACTGGCAGCGTGAGCATGGATACAGTGGGTGCAGGTGGACCAGGCAGCACGCTGGATGATCGAGGCATATCCGTGGACTTCGTGAGGCGCGATCTGCGCAACATTGATGAAGTGACGGCGGTTACTGACGAGTCCTCACTACCTGTGGACTTCCCTGCGGAACATGGAACCGAGTATGCAGTCGAAGTGCGCGATGACCCAGCAGGAGCAAACACGCTGCTGTTCACTACTGACTACCAAGGTGATGGGCCTATTGAGATCAGCAGAACGGAGATCCTACGAAACAATGCAGCGGCTATACCCACAGCACTGCGAATGACGGTGCTGTGTCGTCACACCTACGAGTCGGTACTGAGGTCCGCTTTGCAGAATCCTTATTGGGACTTCACCTCAACCGCGCCGCTCATCACGGGGGACTTCAACCTGGGCGTGCTGGCCATGAATGCCGACAGTGCGAACTACACAGCAGCCGCGACTGCAACGCACACGGTCAACATAGGTACAGCGTTTGCTACAGGTGATGTTGAGGTTCGATTGAATGCTGGTTCTTGGACTACTGTTGTATCTGCAACTGCGACTACCGGCACATTTGCAGCAACCCTGAGCGATGTTATCGAACTACGGCACACCCAATCGGGAGTCGCTGGCTTACAAACTTTCGTAGAGATAGTTGTCTCTGCTGTGTCCGTCGCGTATGGTGTGTTTACATACTGATTCTTACATTGCCAGCCCGGCCCAAAGGAGGTAGAATAGTGTATGGACGAATCAACTATGCGAGCAGCGACAACTCTGCTTCAGGACGGTGGGTCAGTGCTAATCGCGCTAGTGGCAATGTTCGCCATCCTGCTGGTGGCCTGGAGGACAATCATCCTTCCAGGGATGCGCCAGCAGGCCGCAATGGCCCAGATGAACGAGCGTGCCGCCGAGCAACACGCCATTGCTGCACGGTCCAATGCGGACACTGCCAAAGCGAACGAAGCCACCAGCGAATCCAATGCCCAGACAGCGTGCCACTTACAGAAGCTCACCGAAATGCTGCTGCAATCTGCTGTCGATCGTAAGAAATCGTGAGTATAATCACACCGAGGAGTCTTTGCTAATGGCAACCCCTGCCCTGTCCGATGATAAACGAGCCGAGATCCTGAGCCTCTTAGACTCAGGAATGACAAACAGTGAAGCGGCGGCACAGGCCAAGGTCGCCACGGGTACGGTGAGTAAGGTGCGCAACGCAAAGCGAAAGTCAGGTAAGGCTGAACTCCCCGGTGAAGTCAACATGCCTGTTGACGCACGAGGCGATACCTCTGGCGACACAATTATTGTCACTCCCGACAAGCCAATGACCGTGCAGGAGATGTCCGACATGTTCGGTATCGATCTCAATGAGTGGGTGGCTACCAACATCCGAACCAACACCTGGCAGGGATTCTATAAGGCTAAGAAGATTGTCACCAAGACTGGCTCAACCGCTGAGCATCAGAAGGTGTCGCTATTCCAGACCACTGTGTCATGGAAGCGCATCATGGGAGACAAGCTGCAAGAGATGCTGGTCGAGTTCTTCAAGAAGAACGCCAAGCCGCTGCCTAAGTCAAAGCTACCCAAGATGAAGAGGCTGTCGCAGGTCGAGCCTGGCACAGGCCAGATGCTCTCATGGGGCCTGTGGGACGCACACCTCGGTGCCTACGCCTGGGCGAGTGAGGTGGGTGAGTCCATGGACCTGGCTAAGGGCATCAACCGCGTGACCAACTCCATCGACGACATGTGCGTTGAACTCCAAGGCTACCCCATTGAAGAGATCATCATGCCCATCGGCAATGACTTCATGCACTACGACAACACCCGCCAGCGCACATCTTTCGGCGACCACACCCTCGACGCAGATGGTCGATATGCCAAGGTGCTGACAGCGGGCCTTCAGTGTTTGATCTACATGATCGAGCGAGCCTTGGAGATTGCGCCCAAGGTGAAGGTGCTGTACATCCCAGGCAACCATGACCTGCATTCATCGTATGCTCTGTGCGTAGCCCTGAGCCAACGGTTTCTTAATGACGACCGAGTCGTGTTCGATCTTACTGCCAACCCCCGAAAATATGTCACCTTCGGCGGCACCCTTCTTGGCTTCGACCATGGGCAGGGATGCAAGGCTCGTCAGTTGTCGCTGATCTTCTCTACCGAGTGCGCCAAGGAATGGAGTGAGTCCACCTATCGAGAAGTTCAGATTGGGCACACTCACCAAAAACGAGTTGCTGAGTTCGAGTCGATCACCCCAACCAACGGCGTGACGATCCGAACCAACCCGGCGCTGTGCAATGTAGACTCTTGGCACCACAACCAAGGATTCATCGGCGAACCGATGAAATCAGTGGAAAGCTGGCGGTATTGTCGCACAGGATACCGAGGTTCGCATTGTGTATGGGCCAGAGACGACCAGAACAGTGCCGCGACTGATATCCGCGTCTGAGGCTAGCCTGCGTTCTCGCTCTGAGGCGTAGGGGTTCCAGGTGCTAGACTGAGGCGAATGGCCTCGGCACGCAACACGGATGATCCTACGGGGTCAATTTCCGCCTACCCGTGAGGAGGTTAGGTATATGCTAGGAAAAACATCACCATCCCAGTGTGAGACATACGAACGCTGCCCAAGGCTCTGGTGGTTCCGGCAAGTCGCCCGAATGGAGCCGCCTTCGGGCAAGTCTCAAGCGTTCGGTACATTCCTACATGATCTGTGCGCCGAAGTGATCGATCCATGCCATTCCTCCCCACCTGCGGATGTTGGCCTGCTTCCAGATGAGGCTCGGCTTGCGCACCGCCTAGTAGACCTGGGCGTATGGGATGGTGTGCTCACCAAGCGAGCCCATGTTACGGTTGAAGAACCATTCAGTATGAGTGCCTGGGGACAAACCATTGCTGGTCGCATTGATGTGCTAGGAAGAACGGATGCTATAGTCGAAGACCATAAAGCAATCAAAGATAAGAAATGGGCATTAACCCCAGAACAGCTATCTACCGATATGGCCATGATGATCTATGCTGGGTTCTTACTGGCAGAACTCAAAGACAACCATCAGGATATCACTCTCAGGCACAATGTGTTTGTCATGGACACTGTAGAGGTGTTTACAGTAGAGGCCGTTGTTACTGCGCACGAGGTTATGAGCTATTGGAAAGGACACCTATTCCCCATTGTGCAAGGTCAGGTGAGAGACGCACAGAAGCCTGATTGGGATCTCGTCAGCGGTCATTCAGATAGCTCTGATGCCTGCACAGGCTTCGGCGGTTGCGCGTTTGCTCCTGTGTGTCACAATGGTGTTCCACTCACCTGCCTAAGCAAGTCCCCATCAGATGGAGATGCGCCCTTCTAATGCCCATCATCGACGCATGTCCCGTTGCCCTTGATCCGTTCCCTCACCAGTTAGAACGATGGCGGCTGCACAGGGAACGCAAGGGATGGGCTACCTTCTGGGAACAGGGCACAGGCAAATCATGTCGAACAATAATGGAAGCAGCTTGGCTGTACACCCACGGTGAGATTGATGCGATCCTCGTCCTCGCGCCCAATGGTGTTCACACCAACTGGGTGACCGATGAGATGCCAACGCACTGGCCGAAGGAGCTTGGCACGCCCGCCATGTGTGCGATGCGATCCAAGCTACTGGGCAGGAAGTACCACCAAGCCGACATACAAGACTGCATTGATGCGCCAGGGCTTGCAGTGCTGGCAGCGTCATATGATGCGCTCGATACCGATGACAAAGAGCCCAAACCTGGTATCCGCTTGCACCGGGAACTCGGGGGCAAGTCCTGGATTAAGAAGTTCCTAACTGAACGCAAAGTGCTGTTCGTTGCAGATGAGTCTACGCGCATCAAGACGCCAAATGTGAGGCGTACCGTGTTGACCTGCAAGGCTGCCATGCTTGCTCCGTATCGTCGCGTCCTGAATGGAACTCCCGTGCCGAATGGCCCGTTCGATATCTATTCTCAGATATGTATGCTGGACCCAATCGTTACAGGTAAGTCAAACCTGCAAGGTAGGTTCTGGATGTCCAAGGGCATCACTTCCTTCGAGGGATTCAAGACTCAGTTCGGAGTGTTCGAGGCCAGCGGGGCCTGGGTTAAAGGCAAGAACGGCGATCCATACTTTCGTCACTTCAAGCAATGTGTAGGGTATAAGAACCTTGAGCTTCTGAACAAGTGGCTGCTTGAGATCAGTGATCGAGTCCTCAAAGAAGATGTGCTCCCAAACCTACCAGCCAAGTTGTATAAGACACTGACCTTTGATCTGAGTCCGGCGCAACGCAAGGTGTATAATGCACTGCGTGATGAGGCCATGGCGTTCTTAGAGTCCGGTGCTCTTGTGACTACATCCATGGCCCTGGTTAAGATGCTCAGACTTCAGCAGGTGTGTAATGGGTATGTGTCGATCGACGATGCGGTGGAAGAACCCATCCAAAGTATAGGCAAGGACAATCCTCGACTCGATCTCCTCATGGAGATATGTGAAGACTTGCCGCACAAGGCCATCATTTGGACACGGTTCCGAAGAGATGGGGATATGATCTGTGAGGCCCTGACTAAGAAGAAATGCACACATACTCGATATGATGGCAGCGTGGATGATGAGGGCCGAGAAGCCGCCAAGGCCGCGTTCAAGAATGATGAAGCTCAGTTCTTCGTATCCAACCCCGCAGCCGGTGGTGAGGGCCTGACCCTCCTGGGCGATCAGTCTGAAGGCGCTGCCGAGGGGCTTGCCTGTAAGACGGTCATCTACTACGGTAACAGCTTCAACTTGCAGCACAGGCTACAGTCCGAAGACCGGTGTCACCGCATTGGCCAAAGGTGGGCAGTGCAGTACATCGACCTGGTTGCGTCCGATACAATCGACGAGTACACTGTGGAAAAGCTAAAAGAGAAGTTCGATATCGCCCAGCAGGTGACTGGAGATCGATTGAGCGAATGGTTGTCTTGACACGAACAGGCTTATGAGGTATGGTACAAACATGAGCAGCAACGACATTCCAAACTACGGCGAACACAGTGGAAGTAAGCCCTCAGCCGACAAGCTCCAGACGGCCATGCAGCAACTGGCCGCTATGGTTGCAGAAGCTCAGAAATATGAGCGAGAGATTGTCGCGGCTGAACTACAAGTAAAGGCTGCCAAAGATAAGCTACACGCGGTGGTCGAGGATGCTTTGCCAAATGCTATGATTGCTTCAGGTATGACAATCGGTAATTCAATTGACTTCGGAGATCAGAAAGTTACACTGAAGCACAAGGTCAATACATCAGTTACTAAGGCCAACAAAGAAGCAGCTATGGACTGGCTACAGAACAATGGCCATTCGGACATCATCAAAAGGGAAGTCACTGTTGTGTTCGGAGTTTCTGAGGGGGACATTGCTGCCGAAGTAGCGAAGAGACTTCAGAAAGAACTCGCTCGAACTGTTGTGTGTGGCCGCAAGGCCGAGCCCGCTACAGTGAAGTCCATCATCACTAAACGGTTGGCGAATAATCAGCATGTGCCCCTGGCCCTGTTCAGTGTGTACGAGCGAGATATCAGCGAAATCAAGACAGTCAAAGGCAAAAGTAAGGCCGAATAGTCGATCGGCACTAAATCGACTGGAATTGTGAAATAAGGAGATAGAAGAATGAGCGACGAACAAGCATCACAGGAAACAACCAATCAGGCACAACCAACACCAAGCAGCACGGAATTGGCACTGACAAACAAGACAGGCGAGATCATTGCCCTGGACTACGGTGAGTACACCAGCCTAGGTACAGCCAAGGCCGACGAAGGTTCACGCATTCCGTACCTGTCACTGCTTCAGCCTCTCAGTAAGGCTGTTCAGGAAGGCGGCGACGATTTCGTTGAAGGCGCACGCCCCGGCATGTTCCTTCTGGGCGACATCCTCATCAATGGTAAAGAGGGCTGCTTCTTTGTCGGCATTGAGGAGTCGCATTATCTTGTTGAAAAAACATCCCTGGATGGCAAGGGTGAAACTGTTGGCGAGCATGATCCTCACGGCCCAGTGGCAGAGTTGGCACGCAACACTTACGGGTCAAAGAAGTTCAACTGGCGCAGCGAGAAGGGTAACTTCCTCGTTGAGCGGTTCGACATGTACGGCATGGTGTACTTGACCCAAGAGGATGCGTTCAACTGTGAGAACGGTAAGGCTGCTATTCTCGGGTACGAACGCACCAAGCTGCGCGCACGCGAGCATGTGATGTCGCCGTTCAAGAAGCTGCCAGACAATCAGCGTCCACCCCTCTTTGCCCTGGTGACGAAACTCACCACCTCGCTGGAAAAAGGTAAGAAAGGTGATTACTACATCATCTCGCAGAAGTTTGCCAACAATGACGACTTTGCATCTTCCCTGATTCGCCCAGATACTGAAGCATGGGCTCGGTTCGCGCCTGAAGCTGCTATTGTAGCCAAGGGCGTTGCCGCAGGTGATATCAAGGGCTCGGTGAATACTGAGGTCGGAACAGATGCGAATGGTGGTGACATTCCGTTCTGAGTGCTGGAAATGACCGGAGCCTTGCCTTAGTGTGAGGGGGCTGTAAGAACCAACTTACAGCCGCCCGGATTAAAAGAGGGATGATCGCTGTGCTCGTGAGGCACGGACCCTGTGTGAGTAGAGAAGACCGGATGGTGGTGTTCCGGGCTCCTGTGGTGGAGTAGTCCTTTTGGGGGCCTGAGAGTTCGATTCTCTCCTCTAACTCTTCAGTGTAGACAGAGTGGCGGAATTGGTAAACGCAGGTTAGGGTAATGTACACACCCCACCGGCCCGAGCAGTAAACTGGCGCATCAGATGCACGGGCTGGCACACTGAACTTGGGATTGCAGGTTCGATCCCTGTCTCTGTCGTTGATAGTTGGCTGAGTGGCGGAACTGGTAGACGCCGGTGATTGTACCACCGTCTTGAGCAGAAAGCTGAACTCAAGAGTCCTGGCGTTGCTATTAGGAGTCTTTATGAACTGGTCCCCGCAACAGATTGAAGCACTAGACCAGGTTGGTCGGTGGCTGAAGACCGGCCCCAATGGGCAACAAATATTCAGGTTGTTCGGCTATGCGGGTAGCGGCAAGACCACTCTAGCCAAATACCTAGCCGAGTCGGCGGGCTATGTACTATTCGCAGCATACACAGGCAAGGCTGCCCATGTGCTCCGTAGCAAGGGCTGCGCTACCGCAAGCACCATCCACTCTCTCATCTATCAGCCGCGAGAGCGGGGCACCTCCATGCTGAATGACCTGACCAACCAGCTTGATGCTTTGATTATGGAGATATCCGCCGAGCTTGCTAACGAAGGCACGGATCAAGACACCATCACCCGTACCCTGGATAACAACAAGAATATAAGAACCCTCAAGGCCGACATCGAATACGAGAAGACCGCCGAGCGTAAGCCCTTGTTTGAGCTTCGATCTGAGACCAGCGAACTACGCAATGCTGATCTTCTGGTAATCGATGAATGCTCAATGGTGGATGAGCAGATGGCCAAGGATCTCATGTCCTTTGGCAAGAAGATTCTTGTCCTGGGTGACCCCGCACAGCTTCCCCCTGTGCGAGGCAGTGGGTTCTTCACTGAAGCTTCTGCTGATTATCTTCTTACAGAGATCCACAGACAAGCGGATGGTAATCCCATTATCGATCTAGCTACCCTGATTCGCAATGGCAAATCACTAAAGGTGGGCCAGTACGGCGAGAGTCGTGTGCTACATATCAGCGATGCGACCAAAGAACTGTACACAGACCATGACCAAATGCTGGTAGGTAGAAACAAGACCAGGGTTGGAGTCAATCGTGAGTTCCGGCGCATCCTTGGTCGAGATGCAACACCGCACCCTGTCGAGGGTGACCGCCTTGTGTGTCTAAGAAACAACCACGATCTCGGATTGCTCAATGGTTCGCTGTGGAATGTGAAGAAAGCCTCAGAACCAGCAGGCAAGCGTATATTGATGGACATCAATCCCGCTGACGGTGCAGGTGTTGCCATGCAGTGCGTCGCCCACGAGCACTTCTTCTTGGGCGATAAGCCTCCATTCTACGAGATGAGAGAAGCTGAGTCGTTTGATTATGGGTATGCGCTAACAACGCACAAGGCACAGGGCAGTCAGTGGGATAGTGTATTGATCCTGGATGAGTCATCGTGCTTCAAGTCTGATCGTGCTCGCTGGCTGTACACTGCCATCACTCGCGCCGCTACTCGCGTGACTGTGATTCTGAAATGATCTATCCAACCAGGAAAGAATTGGCTCGGTTCTGGGCCAAGGTGGATATAGGAGCGAATGATGAGTGCTGGAACTGGACGGCCTGTACGACGGGCGCGAAGACTCTTGGGTGGTATGGTCGGTTCAAGCTGCGTGGTCGCTGCTTCTATGCTCATCGCATGGCGTTCTGTATCGCTCGTGGATACCCTGTGGACTATCTCTCTGATAAGGTGTGTGCTATGCACACACCTGTGACAATCCAATATGCTGCAACCCCTGCCACATTATAGCAGGAACACAACTAATGAATATTCAAGACATGATTTCTAAATCCCGCCACCGTTTCGGCGATAAACCAAAGAAGGAGATAGCGTAATGACTATTGAACATGCCCCCCGAGTCCGTAAGTTCTGGAGCCGGAACAAATCACCTCGTGTTGAGATCATTAATCCAGTTGCGCGTCAGAATGCCTACGATCTCTTCATTCACCAACTTGGCGAAGCAGACGCAGAACTTAAGCATGATGTTCGTTTGGCGCTGACGCCCAGTAGTTTGAGGGCGTTGCCGCAGCACATTCACCGAGGGCGTAAGTCCATGACTCGGGCTCAGCAACTTCGCAGACCGCACCAGCCCAAGACGCGATGAATCCATTCTTGACCATGTATGAGGTGCTGGTGCTTCTTGTCGATGGGCAAGAGGCCACAGCCCTCATACAGCCTGATGCCGCTGACGACCAGGGCACAGAGCCTGTGCAGCTATCTAGCCTGTACAGCGACGGTCCACAGTGGATGACGGAGGCACGCATGGTCGTAGATCAAATCCCACTGATAGGGGCGCGAGATCCATTGATCCGTAGCGTGCTCATGCCTATGATCCATGCGCATCGGCTTCTGGCAGATGAGGCAGAAGGCGACCGGAGGTTTGAGGCTGCACGAGAGGCCCTAGGCGGGTGCGCCGCAGAAGACTGGAAAAATATCTGCACAGCATGGATTGATTATCTCCAAGAGGGTGGTGAGTGAATGGCAAGGCGTGTCATTAAAACAGGCCGCAATGAGGTACAGATTCCTCTGTACCACATTGTGGAAAAGCCTTGGCATCCTACGCCGGTGTCTGCGTTGCCGGACTGGCCGGAACACGGCAAGGTGTGTATCGATGTTGAAACCCGTGATGACCACCTAAAGAAGCTGGGGCCTGGGGTTCGTAGAGGTGCATACATTGCAGGCTTCTCTTTCGCCATTGATGGCGGCCCCTCTTTCTATGTGCCTGTTAGGCACGCAGGTGGCGACAACATCGACAATCCTGAGATGGCCTGGTTGTATCTACGAAACCAGGCTAAGCGTTTCAAGGGAATACTGGTTGGTGCTAATCTCCAATACGACCTAGATTACTTGGCCGAGAGGGGTGTAGCGTTTACCCCTGAGTGGTTCCGAGATGTTCAGATTGCAGACCCCTTGATTGACGAGTCGCACTTGTCCTACTCGCTCGACAACATCGCCCAGAGGTGGGGGTTCGGGGGTAAGCTAGAGGAAGAGCTACGCAGAGCCGCTGACGACTGGGGAGTAAACCCAAAGAAAGAGCTATGGAAACTCCCTGCTCGCCATGTCGCCAAGTATGCCATCGGGGATGTTACCCTACCTCTTGCTATCCTGAAAAGGCAAGAACGAGAGATCGACAACCAGGGCCTGTGGAAGATATATAACCTAGAGTCCCAGGTGCTACCAATTCTGCTGGAAGTACGCCGTCGTGGTGTTCTTATAGACCAAGAGCAGGTGGCTCGTGTTGAGCGGTATGCTATAGCAGAAGCACAGAAAGCACTGGACTTTGTAAAACACAAGACTGGCTGCGTCGTGTCTTTCGACAATGTGACAAACGCCTCCGCTTTGATCGGGGTGATGTCGCACATGGGGATAACCCTAGCGCAGAATGCCAAAGGTAAGTATTTGCTTGATAAGCAAATGCTGATGGCCATGAAAGACCCCATTACAGATGCAATAGTACGAGCCAGGGGCCTAAACAAGCTCAACAATACTTTCGTGGCATCTATCCGATCCCACATGACCGATGGCCGCATTCATTGTTCTTTCAATCAACTCAAAGGATCATCATCGCAAGACCATGAGCTACAAGATCCCGACGAGGAGAAAGGTGTACGCTACGGGCGGCTATCGTCCTCCAACCCCAACCTGCAACAGCAGCCATCCCGAGACGAATGGGCTCAGCTTTGGCGATCGATCTACCTACCTGAGTCGGGTATGCTATGGGCAAGCAGTGATTACTCAAAGCAAGAGCCTCGGGTTCTTACTCACTATGCTGAGCTAACTAAGTGCCGAGGTGCCTACGAGTTTGCAGAGAAGCTAAGGCAGGACGCGACGACCTGCCCATATAAGACATTGGCGTTGGCCACAAAGACTGAGTACAAAGCCACCAAGATCATCTACCTGGGCCTGTCCTACTCTATGGGCGGCGCGAAGCTGTGCAAGACGCTTGGGCTGCCTACCTGCTGGAAACCAGACAGGCAAGGACGGATGAGAGAGATGGCAGGTGAGGAAGGGGCTGCCCTCTTCAGGATGTTCCATGAGGGCGCGCCCTTCATCAGACAACTCAACTACAAGATCCAGGATGCAATTCAAGACAGAGGGTATATACGAACACTACTTGGACGGAAACTACACTTCCCACTTAAGGCGTTCCCCTCTAGAAATCCAGTCACCGGCAAAGATGAGAACTACGACTGGGCGCACAAGGGCCTGAATCGATTGATCCAGGGTAGCAGCGCCGATCAGACCAAGCAAGCAGTGGTTAATCTGCACGAAGCGGGCATCTATGTTCAGCTTCAAGTGCATGATGAGGTCGCTGCTAGTGTTACTGGACAGGCGCAGGCCGACCAAATGGGTCAGATAATGAGAGATGCAGTGAAGTTGACGGTGCCCATGAATGTCGATGTAGAGACTGGTGCATCCTGGGGCGACAGTATGGGCGACTAGCCTTGCTTTGTTACGAACGGGCTTGTATGATGACACAGAGGAGAAACACATGGCTACATTTTACCTGTCCGGCCCTATGCGGGGTCTGCCCAAGTTTAACTTTCCGGCATTTGATAAGGCCGCAGAGGCCGGTCGTGCCTTGGGGCACACCGTCATCTCACCCGCCGACCTAGATCGAGAGATCGGCCACACCGAGGATGACCTGCTTGAAGATGTGAACTCGCCTGCGAAGATGCGGATGTTCGCCGACCGTGATTGTACGGCGATCCTATCTCTTCGGGCGGAGCGGGGTGATGGGATTGCTCTGCTGCCTGGATGGGAGAGGTCCACAGGCGCACTGGCTGAGATCATGCTGGCGAGATGGATTGGCCTGGTTGTGTATGACGCAACAACCTGGCTCCCCATGACCGAAGATGTAGTTGCGAGAGTGGACTACACTCAAATCACATGTCGTCTGTTCGACTACCTGATGCCTGATGAATAATGGCACGCAATCCTGAATCATTATTCTGGGATAGGGTCAAGCCCCTACTTGCAGGGTTCCACCCTAAACGCATAGAGTGCGAAGATCAGAAGGGTGTTCCTGATGTAAACTGTTCGCTCGGATGGATCGAACTAAAGCAGAAACGCAAGGCCGATATGCCGAAGCGGGTGAACACCCCCGTCCGGCTGGACCACTTCACACCCGAGCAACGGGCCTGGCTTGCTGGCCGAGCAAATGTCGGCGGCGCGTGCTGGCTCCTCCTCCTCATGGGCGATGAATGGCTTCTGTTTGATGGCATGGTTGCAGCACTACATGTGGGGAAGGTTCCAGCAGGACAGCTTCGACAACTTGCCTGCGCAGCCTGGGGTCACACACCAAGCAGAACAGGCTTCATCACAGCACTCAAGAGGACCATGCCTAAATGATTGAAGGTATCCAACCAGACTACGAAGCCTCATGGGACTTCATGCAACGATTCCACGAGGATCGCCTGTTTGTCTTGACCGGGGTCAGCTTGGATAAGAAGTCCATCCCTACAGAATCATTCGGCCCCAAGGATAAGGCTCAGTTCATCAAGTGGATCACGGCCTGCGCCAAGATGCCAGCAAATGTGTATTTCGGGGTAGGCGAGCCCAAACAGAAGTTCAGCAAGAAGCTAGAAGAAACCGATGTGCAGGCCATGCACTTCCTGCATGTGGATGTAGACCCCGTAGAGAGCAGGAGTGTCGCCCAGGAGCAGGAGAGGATACTGGCCCTGCTGCGCGAGCCTCCGGGCGGTCTTCCTCCACCTACGGCCATTGTCTTCAGCGGCGGCGGGTACCAGGGGTTCTGGAAGCTCGATGAGCCAATCACCACAGGGGGGTCGCAAGAACTGGCTGACACCAACAAGCTGTATAACCTACAGATTGCTATCTTGCTCAATGCTGACCATGTTCAGAACATTGACAGGATAATGCGAGTACCAGGCACCGTTAATCAACCCAACGCGAAAAAGATAAAGGCGGGCCGTGTGCCTGCCTTAGCTGAGCTAGTTGAGTGGCACGATGACCGTGTGTTCAACATCAGTGAGTTCAGTAAAGCGGTCATGGTGCAGCAGTCTCAGACTGACGGCCTGACTAAAGGCGATGGTATAGGTGTTGCGCCGAAGCTAAAGGCTCCATCAAATATTAGCCGCATCACACATGTGGATGAGCTAGGGGATAAGGTTTCAGATAGTGTCAAAATATACATCGTCCAGGGATGCAACCCTGATGAGCCAAATCATTTCGAGAGCCGAAGCGAGATGCTGTTCTGGGTGGTATGCGAACTTGTCAGGGCGTATATCCCCGATGATACCATCTATAGCGTCATCACCGACCCTACTTTCCGTGTGTCTGAGTCTGTCCGGGAAAAAGGCAGCGGCATGGAGCGATATGCTCTACGGCAAATCGAGCGGGCAACTGAAGATGCGGTCAACCCTGTGCTACGAGAGTTCAATGACAAGCACGCAGTCATTGAGAATTATGGCGGCAAGTGTGTAATCATTGAAGAGATACTAGATGAAACATTGAACAGGTACCGCCTGTCCAAGCAGGGCTTCGATCACTTCCGCAACAGGTACATGAATCGCCAGATTGATATGGGTCCGAAGACCAACTCCAAAGGAGAAGAGACGGGCCGCGAGGAGATGCCTGCTGGGCAGTGGTGGCTCAAGCATAGAGATCGTCGGCAGTTCACCAAGATTGTATTCTCTCCCGGCAAGGATGTCCCCAACGCATATAACCTGTGGCGAGGTTTCGGATGTGAGGCAATCCCAGGTGACTGTTCTCTGTTCCTAGACCATGTATTAAATATTGTCTGCGGTGGGGTGGAGTCGTACTACAACTACTTCATCTCATGGATAGCCAACGCGGTACAGAACCCAGGAGAGCAGGGCCACAGCGCCGTTGCCTTGAAGGGTAAGCAGGGATCAGGTAAGTCAATCGTACCATACCTGTACGGACAGTTGTTTGGTCGGCACTCAATCATGGTCAACAACAGCAAGCACCTGGTGGGTCAGTTTAACGCTCACCTGCGAGACTGTGTGTTCTTATTCGCTGACGAGGCGTTCTTCGCAGGTGACAAGCAGAATGAATCTGTTCTGAAGACTATTGTCACCGAGCGGATGCTGATGTTCGAGCTAAAGGGTGTTGACGCAGAGCCTGCGCCCAACTGTGTTCACCTTATGATGGCATCCAACGAGAAGTGGGTAGTACCTGCGGCTGCCGATGACCGCCGATACTTTGTGCTGGATGTTCTGCCCGACAAGATCAACGACATCGCGTACTTTGATGCGATGGTGAAGCAGTTCGAGCAAGACGGTGGACGAGAAGCCTTGCTACACTTCCTGCTTCAGTATGATATCGAGTCACACGGCGTAACCATCCGCAATGTCCCTAAGACAGAGGCGCTGCAACACCAGAAGGCAATGAGCATGGATGCCACTTCTGAATGGTGGATGAACATCCTGCGCCGAGGGACACTGCTGCTGGAGCATGATGAGTGGACAGGCATGGTACCCATTGACTTACTAGCCTGGGACTATATGAACTACATGCGTTCATTCAACATATCCAGGCGAGGCAACTCCACAAAGATAGGCATGGACATTTACGAACTGGTGCCTGGGATCAAGCGACAGCAGCGGACCAGTCCGACAGAGATACCACAAGCATCAGGTGGAACAAAGACAGTGGCTCGGCCTTACTTCTATGTTCTACCAGGTCTTGAAGATTGCCGCAAGCACTTCGATGAGAACTACGGGGGTCCACATAACTGGACTGATGATCTACCTCCCGAGTCGTTACCGGACTACGGAAACGATGTATTTGCATAAGAAGCCTTGACCTGTGTCGGCTTGCCTGTATGCTATCAGTATGACCAAGTACACACCAACCACCGGAGATTCTGCATAATGACTGCCATCGCAATCATCACCTGTATCCTACTGCTCACTACTCTTCTGATGTGGGTAAATCGAGCCGATGGTATCTTGTGTTTGCTCAGCACAGCATATGCAACAGCCTGGATGCTCGTCTGGGCGATAGAGCCCAACCTGTGGCCCATTGCCGCACTGGGTTTCGTACAGAACATTGCATTCACCTTCGTCAGTCGTGGGCGCAACTCGGGCTCACTGGGTTACCACCTGGTGGCTTCGGTCTTCAGCAACGGCATCTACGCGGCGCTGCTGTTTCTGAGTATCGACATGATCGCCCAGATGAAGGCCAGTCCTGTGGCGTTCCTGACTGTTTACACACTGTGTACCATGAGTGGTAGCATCTTTGCACACTGGATGGCCATGCGTGTAGAGAGGGGCAAGGGACGATCTGTACAGGAAGATAGATTTAGCATGTTGACCAAAGAAGTGGTTCAGCAGTCTCAGAGGCAAGATGCAGACTCAAGGAACCTAGAGATGCTAGCTTCTAGGATTAACACGCTAGAGGCAGAGATGAAAGAACGCCCTCCGTTCAGGGCGTGTTGACTTGCCGCCAGTGTTGTGTATAGTCAGTCACGGAGATAAAACCATGCAGAAGTTTGTACCTTACCCTCTCGCCTTCACCAGTAACACCCGAATCACGCTTCGCAACGATGCCTGTGATGAGGTATCTCTCGACTTCCAAGAGGGAGAGCATATGTGGATGAGGGCAGAGCCTGATGTTGTAATCCCTCAACCTCCCAAGGTGGATCCAGATGACTACGATCTCTACGGACTCGTGGAACAGCCCCCGGCAGAGTATGTCCTTGCGGCTTACACCAACGAAGAGGCGCAACAGGCTCTGTCTACCCTTCGCAATGTTGGCGGCATGGTCCATGTGATGACCTATGACGCGGCAGAAGGTATTACAGAATATCTGCTAGAACATGGCGCATCGGGCCGGGAGAACAGTCCATTGATTATTCGGTTTTCTAAGGGTATTGAAATCAGTGACAATATCAGGCTCACTTCTCAAACATTGCTCAGCTATGTGGTGTTCGTAGGACTTCATCTCAATGCAGGGTCCGAAGGATCAGGCACAGAAGCAATGACCCTTCTCGGCTTGCATCACGACATCTTATTCATCAACACTGTCTGCACTCGATTCAAGTATGGTATTGGCGGCGGCTCAGACATTAAAAATGATCGTCAATCCTCTCGGCCCTACAACATCCATTTCCACAATTATGACCTGTCCTACTGTGTGAACCCAGGTCGCCCCAAGACATCGCCTAACAAGACAGACTCAGGCTTCTGGAAAGACAAAGCTCACCGTGCGGCGGGTATGTACTTTGGGGCAGTTAAAGACATATCATTCAGTGGTCTAATTAGTCTCAGTAATATTGGCTGGGACATGACCAACGATCCCAACCGTGAATACACCGATATGTTCAGTAATGGGTTCTACTGGGGGCAAGGCGCTGATGGGATCATGTTCCAGTCTAACTGCATTCTCACTATCGACGGTGTAGCGAATGTGGGGATGGTCACTAAGGGTCGCGGTCTGTGCATCGACTGTGAGATCCCTCCCCTCATCACTCGGGTTGCAAATGGTATGAGTTTCGGTACCAACGAGAACCCAGAATGGCCGTGCTCCGGGTACATCAGGCATGTGGTCATCGATAGACTTCAGCCTATTACTCACCTGGAATATAAAGGCGATGACAATAAATGGATTGTATCTACGAATGCGGGCGTCGCCATGTCATTAGTTAATGTTTCCAGTCTAACCATAAACACCATCGAGGTTGGTGTGACGGAAGATGTAGGACGAGCCACCTGTCGCAAGAGCACAGTTGTGATGGTCAGTGGAGGCAGAGAAGCTGTTCGCAGCATGAGCCAAGTCATGCTGAACCACATCAACGGGGGCGACCTGGACAAACTCATTGAAGTAAGAAACCACGCCACCCCTGATAATCAATCCATCAGTATTTCGTCCGTCAGGGGTACCGACCGTAAGTGTCAAGTTCGTTCAACAGTCCCCAAGAACAAAGCCCTTGCTGCAATGGGAATCTCCCTAGATGCAGCCCCGATTGAAATCTGGTAAATTATGAACACCCACGAACTCACATCCTGGCCCTGTACGCTGATCGAGCACGACTATAATAAATCGGGGGACATCCTCAACCCTGCGCCGATTGAGGACAAGGCCAGTATCCTCTTTGCTGATCCTCCCTACAATATTGGCTACGACTACGAGGATGACCCGACCGGTGACAATATGTCGCAGCAACAGTATGAGGACTTCACCCTCAACACCCTCTCCTGCCTGTTAGGCGCAGCTAAGCCAGGCGCAACGCTTTGGTGGATGGTTCCTGAGATCCACAGTGATTGGATTGGTGATGTGCTGACACGGGTGATCGGCCCTCGGCTACACCGAATTGTTTGGCACGAAAAGTTCGCCCAGTATCAGGGTGATCGGAAGCTGACCCACGACTATCGATTTATTTTCTGTCATCGCGTGAGCACCAACAACGGTGAGGTCACCTGGAACCCAGACCAGATCCGGTGCGCTTCTGATCGTTTACTGATGAGCACAAAGAAGGGGCGTCGCAGCGCCGACAAGCGAGCGAACCCCGCTGGCCGCGTACCCGGTACAGTGTGGGACGAGCAGTCACTACTGCTTGATGACCTAGCACGCCATCTTCAAGGGCGAAGCGTTCTGGACATCCGAGCAGCCCTTGAGTTCGCACGAGAAGAGAGCGACGCCCTGGGGCAGGTGTGGGACATCCGCAGACTCCAGGGGTCATCGCGCGATCGATGCAGTTGGCATCCCTGTCAGCTTCCACCTGAACTCCTGACTCGAATTGTGAGGGGCTGGTCGAACCCAGGGGACACTGTTGTTGATGCCTTTGCAGGCAGCGGCTCCCTGGGTCATGTATGCAGAACGCTGGACCGTAAGTTCGTAGGGGTGGATCGAAGCCCGACATACATCGAACACTTGCGAGAAGACTTGGAATGACACTGGCGCAACAGGAATACTGGGAACTCGTTGAAGAGATCGATGAACTCGGTGTCGGCTTAGACTGTGACGAGATCGAGTTCATCGCCGGGCTGATTGATGACGACCGGCGCGGTCTACTCACTGTTGGACAGATGAATAGAACAGCAGCAATACATCGACGCCGAGTTGGCATAGAGGAAGAGGATTGATATGAAGTATGTTGTAGGATTGTGTTTCGATGAAAGCATGACATCTGTTGTTCTTATCCACAAAAAGACAGGACCGGAGTGTGTTATAGGTAAGCTAAATGGGCTAGGGGGTAAGGTTGAAGAAAGTGAAGATAGCCTACATGCAATGGTAAGAGAGTTTTCAGAAGAATGTGGTATCCTAACTAAGACCAGTGACTGGTTCAACTTTTTAACAATAATACACAATGAAGAACCTATTGACTTCTTTTGTACAAAAACACAAAAAGTATGGCAAGCAATAACTACTGAAAGTGAAACAATAGAAATCATATCAGTACCTGATGCTCTATCTCGTGATAATCTTATGCCAAATCTACGATGGATCATTTCTTTCCTTTGTGATCCTTCCGTTGTACACTACATGGGCACAATATACTACCGTTGACCTGACCGGGCATCCTCCGTACCATTGGGCAGACAAGCTGTCGATGAGGAGATGACCTGATGAAAACTATCCGCTTTGCCATTATCCTAATGCTCAGTGCCGTTCTGTCGGGATGTGTCATGCCGATGCGTCCGGCCAAGACCCTGGTTACGCCAGGTGAGTCCCGAATCCGCTCAGAACGCCAAGAAGTTCGTCCATCTGAGACGACCCTGCGCATCCGCGCGGTAACACCTGCGCAGGCCGAACCCGCACCTGCACCCATTGTTTATATCCAGATCCGCTTGCTTGAAGGCGAGTAATCCACCCCAGAGGAGTCCAAGACCATGAATCGATTAATTATCGGAGCCGCTATCGGTGTCCTGCCTTTGTTTGGTAGTCAAGCATCTGCCCAGGAGAGAACACAGGGTGAGCGTGCGCCGACCTCGGCCATGACACCTGAGCAGCAGGAAGCCCTGCGACAGGCGTTTCAGCTTCCCCCTGGCTCGGAAGTCGAAGTGGAGTTCATCACCCGCGACGGCGGCAGCCTGACCACCATGGGCGAGGGTTACGGCATTGGTGCCGGAGCATCCGCCGAGGGCGGTGAACTCAGCGACCAGTTCACTGGCAGCGCACCCGCTGTCGGCTTGGGCGCTGACGGCTCACAAACAGCTACGGGCGGCAGCGCTGACCGCGATATCAGTGCCACAGGAATGAAAATCCCACCACTCCCTTGGGCGAACCCCCTCTTCTGGATGGGCGTCGCCTGTCTAGGTGCTGCGGGCTTCGGGGTGTACGCGGGGCTTCGACGACTGGCAACCGTCGCGGGCGTCGCAGGGGCGGGCCTGCTGGCCATTGCCTTCTATCCTGCAATCCTGTTGTGGGGCGTCGCAGCCATTCTGCTGATCGTCTTTGGCCCTTATCTGTACACCGAGTTCAAGAAGCGTGAGGCCGAAGAGGATGCCAACACCAGCACTTCGGCGCTGCGTGCCGTCGTCGCAGGCGTTGATGATGCTAGTGTGCCTGATTCAGCCAAATCCCAGGTGAAGGCTGCCATCGCCAAACACGCGGACGGCGCACACTCGGAGGCGATCGACGCCGTGAAGCAAGAGGGCGGTATCGGCAAGTACAGCTAACAGACCCCGAGGAAATTGTACCTCCTCTGCGGCGGGCCGTGCCTTCGGGTGCGGCCTGCTGTTGTATTAGAACAGCATCATTTGGATGTCCCGGTCCTGATCCCTGAGATCGATCACTCGGACTCCTGCTATCGCCGCGATCGTCACCATGTTCTGTGTCCCGTTTCCCCCAGGGAAGGCCACAACGAGGTCAGGCTTGCCCCTGTCCATCATCTTGGTGTTGCGCACATTGCCCGCCTTGCGACCATAGACACCCCACTCAGCCCAGAAGGTGTGGATGAACCGGCCTCGCAGCAGCGCCCAGTGGTGGGCGAGGGAGTCGGCTCCGCGTGCGCCGCCTTCGATCACGGTGGTGATGGTCTTGCGGTGATTGATAGAATCCAATGTATCGCTCACTCGGGCATGGTCGTGGTAGTCGCGGCCACCGCATACTAGAACTTTCACAACCAGACTACCTTGCGTCGGCCCTTGTTTGCGTCCTCTCGAAGCCAAACATCACACGCACCTTCGCTTGCTGCCTTGCTAGAAGTAGAGTCTCCCGGTGATGCGCAGCAGGGAAAATCCACGAGTACCTTGAAGTTGTCTCTGTGTCGCAGAATACCATTGGCGGTAGATAGCACACAATATGCAGTATTGACGCCGCAGAGTATATACTTGCGGTGCCTACCAAGGCCCTCTGCAAAGGTTGCCCCTACAACACAATCTCCGCCATCATCCACTTCCTTGATGCACCTAAATGTCCGCTTTCCTTGGCACGCTTTCATAATGCCAGGATAGGTACACTTACTGCCTTCGTATTTGTACTCCACTATACATACTGGCCCGCAGTGAGAACGAATGCGATTCTGGATTCGTCTGCGAAGACTTATACTCTGTGCAGCTTCGTACATTGGTTGCATGTCTATAACTACAAGAATACTCATAACTAAACCTCGGGGTTCAATAGTGGATCAGCCGTGACCAAGAAGTCCTCGGCAACATGTTTCATTATCCGCAACACGAACTCATTGGTAGTCAGCGAGCCACCATCCAGATCATTCATTGCTTCGTGCATGAGGTTTCGTATACGAGTCTTACCTGTGGGTAGGTACTCAAGGATGGCGCGAGGGTTGTCTTGGTCGCCCGCCTCAAGCGACAGGAGCCGAGCGTGCAGGGAGCCGAACACATCTTCATAGTGTTCAAGCAACTTCTTACAATGCTCGGCGGCACTCATTCGTCGTCCTCGACTTCAGTATAGATAGCACCAAGCCAGTCACAGATACACTTACCTGAAACACCATCCCGTAAAAACATATCTAGTAATTCCCAGTGCTCTGGCTCCAGTGTGTAATCCACCGTGAAACACTCATCATGGACCAAATTAACAGTCAGTAGCACTTGAGTCTTAGGGTGATGTGTTTCAGAATCAACGACTAGGCCGAAGATGTCGTCAGCGAGGGGTTTGCCCTTGTAGTTTCTATCTCGTGTGATCGTCAGAGTGGGGTTCGTAGCCATCAGGGCAGCCAGGTCAGGGATAGTAGGACGACCATTCAGCGAGTTCCAAATGTCATTCATTACTACAGGGCACACACCTCCGATATTGATGATATCGTAATTACTGTCCAGGATCTCAATGGTTGATATGATTGGTACAGTCTTAGAGGGGCCAAGTACGCGGGTCTCATCGATCGTCATTACCAAAGAGCTATCTAACACCGCTGCATCAAACCTAGGCAGACACCTGTCCATCGGCCCGAAGGATGTCTCTGGCATAATGCTTAGATACGACTTGTCGCGACCCGTGTTCTTGAAGCATTGCATGGCTGTATGTAAGAAGCCGTACAGTTGTTTGATGCCAATCATGTGTTCTCCTTCAGCATCCCTGCAACGAACTCATTCTTGTCAGGTATGTGGACGCCCCTAATAGTACCGGCGTTGGCCATCAGGCCCGAGAGGGCCATCTGATGCCACAATGCAGTGAAGCCTTCGATCTTGCCGTCGATGATCTGTTGAATCGTATAAACGGGTTGCGTGTCGCCGGTCATCCTGGTTCTCCCTTGCTTTCAGTATCCATGTCAATACTCTTCATCTTCTCAACATACAGAACACCCATCCCTGTGCAACGGCTGATGCCACCATGGTAGTAGGACTGCGAGGCTATGTATTCATCGCCCCGCCTAGCGTCCTTCTCGACAATCAAAACAGCAGCCTTGGTTCTGTTGGATATCTCCGCAAACAGTTCGTCCATGGTTGCGGACTGAAGGTTGTCCATCACTGGCTCCCTATTAGGTCGCCAGGCCATTGTTCAGGCGGTGGCGGCGCTGCGAGGTGGCCCAGTACGACCGGCCTGTCTGGAACGCGGCGTCCTTGATGGACATACGAAGGACGATCTTGTCCTCAGCAGGGGTCCATCGATTACCCTTCTCAGTTGCAGACTTGAGAGACTGCTTATGGGCCGCTCCTCGAATGCTATTGATCTGCTTGCGCCGCTCGGGGGTGTGCTTGCAGTTCTTGCAATGCGAGTACAGACCATCTGGGCGAGTAGCGTCCGCATCGAATCGACTATTGCGGCGACGGATGCCGCAGGATGTACATTTCTTAGTCTCAGCCATTATTGGGTTTCTCCTCTATACGAAGACTATACACCTCAACCAACTCTGGGGCAAGGCCCCTACGAACTTTCTTTAAGCAGGCACTCTGTATCTGACGAACTCGTTCCTTGGATATCCCCATCTGATCTCCGATAACCTGCAAAGTCTTGGGAGGGTCGTCAAAGAATCGGGCCTTCAGCACATTGATCTCTCGATCATTCAGGCCCGCTGCCAGAATAGCTTCCTGCACGCCGTCCTGGTGGTCTTCAACGGCCTCTCGCTCGCGGGCTGCCCAGTTACTGCCTGCCGCGTCGCGCAGTGGGTATGAGTCATCGCCCAGGGGTTGCTCTTGGTGGCGTTTGAGCCTGAACGCATATCGAAGGGCATGGTTGATGATGCCGCGACAGGCGTAGGTGGAGAACTTGTTGCCTGTGCCGACATCGAATAGCTCCGCGGCGCGTACAAGTCGCAGGTTGCACTCCGACACGACCTCATCATGGTATCGGTGCGATGTGCCTATACCGTGCCGCATGACCATGGATACAACCAAGGCAAGATTGTACCCCACAATGTCGGACTTAAACTTCTCGGCCCAGTCAGACCAGTTGGTTGACTTCTTACCCTTGGTTCGGGTAGACATCCATCGACAGTAGTTGTACTTCAGGAACAACTCGCGCTCCTGGGTGCCTGTCAACAACTGCTTCTTCTTGGGCTGCACGCTCTCATCTGGCCACCTGAAGTACCAGTCCACCCTGGGTGAAGGCACTGGTTCGGGGTCTTCCAGTATCCGCTTGCAGGCATTCTTTCCCATAAACGATGTATGATATATGAACTCAACGAGTCTGGGTTTTCTCATTATTCCCCCACCTTAAATAAACTGGACTGACCAAGTTCCCACTGTTGTAGGACTTCAGTCTTACACATCATGGCAATGTGTGTGATTCGACAGTCGAAGCCAACGGGGATGTCGCAGGTGATATGGGGCCTGAAGGGATACCTGTCAGCCATGATTACACCCGTCCCTATGTTTCTCATGTGGGTGACCCAGTGAGGCATTGGATCGATAGTTGTAAGAACCCGAATGTCTCGCTTAGGTCCAAACATATCTTCTTTGTCAAACCGTAGTACAAAAGGCATGGCCTCGGTAAGTTCCACTATATGACGCAATCCCTTAGCTATGGATAGGTACTGGCACTCAGCCTTGGGGTAGTACCGAACCGTAATATGCTGCTTGTTGTCAAATCGCAGCGCGGTGTAGATGTTCATTTCGCCGCAGCCTTGAGTCTGTCGAATGCCTTTGCTTGAAGCATTGCACAAGTAAATGCACGGCGGAGTTTACGATAAGGATTCATCGTAATAGTACAGTTCTTAAAGGTAATGGTATATGTAGACTCTTTTTCTAGCATATCAGGACTGCGTTGCACGGTAGCACCTATCCTGTTATCTTTGATCGTATACTTATCTACGCATGTTAGGTCTTGTGAATATTTCAGAATATCGTTTGCCAATGATTCAAGATCAATTGGGAATACACTTTCCTGTCCGGTCATATTAGTCTCCTCTTTAATTGATTGGTTCGGGATGATGTCATAAAAGAAGGCAGTACAACAGGTCGTAATACTATACCCTGTGCATAAGTGTGTTTCCTCTGTGCCTTCTTAGCGGCGTCGTATAAACAACACACCAGGCTATGCTCTGCGTAGTATGTGTATTTGTAGTTTGTACCGAACGGATCAGTGGTATCTAAGAACACGCGCACAGTGATACGGCCCGCGTCATCCTGCCACGCCTGTGTCCTATGATACCTGGGGTCTTCGCCCGGGGCTTCGGACATGGTGACTTCGTTGTATATGTATTTGTGAATGGTCATCTAACTAACTCCCAATGTTTCCTGTCCACATAGGACCGCTTCTCGATCCTGCTCTTGATTAGGCCCTTGTCCTCCATGGAAAGGATAGTGGTGATGGACACAGGGTCTCCCATTAGTGCAGGGTCGCTGTATATACGAGCCAAACTCTGTCCTTGTGGATGCTTCAACGCAAACAACATGTGTCCGGCCTTTAACTTATCGATGATTTCAGTCTGATACTTGGTTGGTTTCTTATTACTCATCTTTTCCCTTCTCCCTTGGGTGGTACTTCTCAATCGTCTCACGCATCTGTCGTTCGTCTAGGGCTGTGTACCCTTGGGTAGTGTCCACCGAGGCATGGCCCAGCAGTTCCTGGATAGTGCGGACATCTGCGCCGCCCTTGAGCATGTGGGTTGCGAACGAGTGGCGCAGCATGTGCGGGCTGGCCTTGATGCCTGCTCGGGCTCCCAGATTATTAACTAGATGCCACACACGGTATCGATCGAAGGCATGTACCCAGGCTAAGTGCTTAGGGTCTTCCAGTTTAGAATAGCACCAGGGTGTTGTGGGAACGATGCGTTCCTTGTCGCCCTTACCGACCACCCGGATCATTCGGTCACCGGCTAGCTCGACCACCGCTAACTCGCTAGCGCGTAGACCGGAGCCATACAGTAGCTCGATCACCAGCCGTTCGTCATCGGATGCGTGTTCGAGTATCTTGTCAATCTGCTGACTGCTCAGCGGTCTGGGCAGGTTCTTGGGAGCCTTGGCCCCAGGCACATGCGCAGCAGCCTCGTTGCCCATGAAACGCAGGAAGACCCTCAGTGATGCAAGATGCCTGTTGACGGTGCTCTCAGCGAGCCCAGACTGAGACAGTGCGCCGAGGTGCTCTGACACCATGCGAGCGGTCCATCGCCCAGGGGGGACAGTCCACTGGATGCTACTGAGATCCTTCCGGTACGCGACCAGTGTGTTGGCTGCAAGCCCCCGCTCGACGCGGCAATGCTGAATGAATCTATCGATGTCGGTTACGCTCTGCTGCATGACTACTCACCCAGCCGTTCGCGCAGTGCCTTGTTCTCTCGCGTCAGGCAATCATTATCGAACATCATGTACTTGACCAGGACGCGCACCTGAGCCATGCTGTCTTCGACCCCCGCAATGGCAGCTTTGATCTCCACACATTCCTTGAACTTGTCGCTCATCTCAAGTATCCGGGCGCGACGCTGTGTCAGCTTGTCCAGGCAGGCGGTGAGGGGGTGGGTTGCTTCAGCGGGTGGGCTTGGTGGCAGGGGGTGGGCTTTCTTATGGATCGCCTGTAGCCTAGATCGGTGGTATTCTAGCGTACAACCAGTGAACTTGTATAATTCATATGATGTGTAGTGGTCGAAACAAGGTGTGTCGCCAAACACGGTCTCTAGTTGCTCAGTTTCCTGTTGAAAGCCTACACGACTCTTGGTAGTGACTGGCCGAAACACAGCCTTGTCTGAATCGCATCCCACACATAATTGCTCGATACATTCTCTAAGGGCTTTTTTCACATGCCTCCATGGGGGATAGCCTACTGTTCCAATCTTTCCAGTAGGGATTCGGATGATTATTCCCAGATCGTCAGGTGTGTGAGCCGTAAGGTAAACATATTGCATACTTGGTCTCCAGGTTCAGGTTACTGTAAGAAGTCGCACGAGTCAAGCTATATCTAAAATAATTTGTCGATGTTACTTTCTCGGACCACCAATTATTGGTTCCGCCCGGGCAACCATCCATGTCGGCTTGAATGTCGGCTTGAATGTCGGCTTGAGTTTCTGTGGAATGTCGGCTTCGATTTCTATGTCGGCTTGGGTTATCGGAATGTCGGCTTCACTTCTCGGACCTGGCGCAATCCCTACAGGCCCTATAACCAGCATAGACCGGATAACCCGACCAGGCCCTATAACCAGCACAGCCGTCGCAGACCTCACAACTGGATAACCGGCACAGGCCTCATAACTGACATAACCGGCATAACCGGACCTATGTCCTATAACTGGGTGCGCACTACTGAACCCCCGGGCGCACTGGGTGCGCACTACTGAACCCCCGGGCGCACTGGGTGCGCACTACTGAACCCCCGGGCGCACTGGGTGCGCACTACTGAACCCCCGGGCGCACTGGGTGCGCACTACTGAA